GTCCATGGCTGCGGTCTTCTCCTTGGGCTTGGGCTTGTCCGCGGGCTCCTTCTCCGACTCTTCTTCTTCTTCTTCTTCCACCGGAGGGGCAGCACCCGGTGCTGCCGCCGGCGGCGCTGCGGCTACGGGCTCTGCCGCCACCGGCGCGGCGGCGGCACCCAGCGCTCCCAACGGGTCCACGGGTTGTGCTGTCTCGGGGGCGAGCGTGCGCCAGAAGTCGTCGATGATGCCCTGGCAGTCCTGCATGCAGTTGCTGACGTGCTTCCTCGAGACGTTCTCCCCCAGAGCGTCGTGGAGGGCGCGCAGCGAGACGACGAGCTCCTGGTGGGCCCGGATCATCCGCTTGGCGATCTCCACTGGCTGGGTGCTCGCCGGCGGCGACTCGGGGTCCGTCAGGTGCGGCGGCCCGGCCAGTACGCCCATGCGCTGGATGAGCCACTCGAGGCTCGACTGGTGATTCCACTGCGTGCGGTTGAGTGCGCAGCTCACACCCTTCGCCATCGGCCCGCGCACGCTGTTCGAGTAGATGAGCGCGGCGTTCATAAGGCGAAGGAGCTGAGTGGCGCACGCGCCCATCAGCGCCACGACCTGCGGCACGGGCAGCGCGAAGGCGCCCTCCATGGCTCCACTCTCGTCCGGCGGATCCTGCCACCCAGCCGTCTTGTGGAGTTCTGCAGGATGGCGGAACTGCCGCACCGACAAGAAGAAGGACGCGGCATCCACGATGGGAACACCGGCGGTCTTCAGGACTGCTTGCTCGAACGCGTGCTTGGTCATGGCAGCTCCAAGACGACGGTCCACCCGTCACACGTGGGGTTGGCCTCCAGCTGGAGGAACTTGGGCGCGGCACCCGCCGGCCCGTTGTAGATCGTGCCGTTGGTGTCGGTGCTGCGGCTGAACCCGAAGATCGCGTTGGCCGTGCCGATGGGCTTCAGCTTCACGGCAGACGTGAGCGCGGCCACGATGAGCTGCAGCCGATTGTTCCTGAAGTCCGCCTTGAGCGCGGCGACATCAGCCTCGATCTGCGTCTTGATGTCCTTGGGGTAGAGCCCCGCCCCCGTCGGGTCGCTGAACGACACGGTGCCCACGGGGTTCGTGAACTCGAGTGTCAGCCCGTGCAGACCCACCACGGGCCTACTCCCGACGATCTGCACCCCGCCCGTGATCCCTCCGCTCAAGAAGTGCTCGACGTCGGTGTTGGTCTCGCAGCGAACTAGTTTGATGGACATGTCAGTAACTCAGGTAGGTGGCGTTGATCGCCCAGAGTTCCGAGTGTACTCCCGGATTGTTCGGACCGAGAATGCTCTCGATGTTCATGGCCACCTTCACGTGTTGCTTGCGCTGCTCGGTGGTGGACTTGAAGTACTGCAGCCAGTTCATGATCATCGGAGTCTTGTCGTTGACCCCGACGTTCACGCCCCCGTTGGAGTAATTGATGTGGTTGCGCGTCTGGAGCAGACCCACGCTCTCCAGGAGGACGATGACGGTCATGCGGAGCAGCAGCGACCCCTGGTGCTTGGCCAGTAGGTCCTCGAGCTGGAAGCCAGAAAACGGTGGAGTCCCGTTGAAGTCCTCCACCGCATCTAGCACCGCCCACTGGATGATCCGGTCGCTGCTCTCCTCGCCGGCGACGAGTCGGTTGAGCAGAGGGTGGTCGCGCAGGTACTGCCGCACGACCTGCACGAAGGCAGTCATCGCGCTGCTGGCCAGCTGGACGCCCTGGAGCTCAGCCATCTACCCCGTCACCGGTTCCGACGACCCTTGCGCGAGAAGGTGTGTTCCGCCGGGGGCTCCGCGGCGGCTTCCGACGGAGGCGACTTCGTAGGAGCCGTCTCGAGATCGGCAGGCGGCGCCGGCTCGGTGGGCTCCACCGACGCTGTCTCTGCTGTCGGCTCGGGCTTCACTGGAGGCCCCGCCGGCGGAGTGGGCTCTGCAGGAGGCTCTTCACTGGTGAGCTCGAGCTTGTTCACCCCCTCCAGGTTCACTACCACCACCGCAGGAGTGCTTTCCGTCTCGGGCTCTGCTTCCTCGGGCTCGGCCTTCTCCATGGGGATCGGATCCCCGACAGGCTGGAGCGTGGAGAGGTCGACACGCCGGCCGCGCCCGTCGGTGACCAGTAGGAGACCGTTCGCGTTGAGGCGGGAGATCTCCCCGATGTTCCGACGGATGAGGTCCTCGGACACCGGGAGAGGCCGACCGCGACGGACGGACACCGCGCCACCAATGATGAGGTTCTTCCGACTGCGCTGATCGGCGGTGAGTTGCCGGCGCTTGCCCGCGGTGTGCACCGAGCGGGTCGTGTTGTGCAAGTAGAATGCTGCCATGTTCTTCCTCTCTCGAGCAGGATACGTGAGTCCCTAGAACGAAGAAAGGGCACCGACCGGCGCCGGTGCCCTTTGATCTCCGGGCCGCCACCTGGAAGGTGGGCGGTACTAGTTGGCGACCACCTGCGGGAACTTCAGACCCTGATCGACACGGTTGTTCGCCGCACCGAGCGCGTCCTCGGCGACTGGGATGAAGTTCGTCAGCAGGCTGTCCGCATCGTTGGCCGACGCGTCACCGCTGTAGAGCTCGATCTTCCGCACCGCGGCGATGTTGACCACCGACATGCCGATGTCCTCCCAGGCCTGGAAGGTGATCATGTTGGCGATCTTGTCGATGTAGAACTTCGTCTGGTTCAGGATGTAGAACTTGCCGAAGTACTCGGGGCTGGTGAAGAAGTACAGGTTGCCCGCGCGGAGGATGTCCGTCTTCACCGTACGGATGTACGGGCGGCCGAGCAGGGTGTTGTACTTGTAGCCGTCGACCGTGGTCTCCGACTGGATGCGGTCGCCGTTGTCCTCCACGGTCCAACCGAGGACGTCGTCCCAGTCGGGCTCGGTCAGAAGGAAACGCTCGGCGCGCAGGCGGTTCTTGTCGAGGAGCTTGAAGCCCTCCTTGATGTCGACACGCTGCATCGGGCGCACCGTCGCGTCGTCGGCCCCGGCGGTGCGAGCGAGCTCGCCCTTCCGGATGGAGAACTCGACCACCGTACCGGCGTTGACGGCGGTCCAGTTGAGGTCGGTGACCACCCCACCGTTGGCTTCCTGCTGCAGAGCCTGGCAGGCGGCCTCGATGTGCGTCACGAACTCGCGATCCTCGAGTTCCTGGATGTCCTTCACCGAGTTCTCCTCGATGATCTTGGTCAGGGGCATCTCGTAGGCGAGCAGCTCCTGCTCCGCCTTCTGAAAGATCGCTGACGAGATCGTGAAGAAGCCAACCTCCGCGCGAGGGCCGCGGATGAAGGTCGCCGACGGTTTGCCACGGAACGAGATGACCATGGCACGGCTCTTCGGCTCGATGTCCACGATCTTCACGAGCGTGTCGTGCTTGGTGGAGCGCTGGCAGTCGGTGCGCGTGACCTGCTCCGGCGGAAGAATCTTCCGCACGAAGCTGACCTCACGCAGCCTGTCGCGGATGTAGGACCCGCCGAGCTGCGCCAGCTTCTCCTTGCCTCCCGGCTCGCTGAGCCGGGTGTTGAACAGCGCGTTGAAACGAGCGCCCGATGCCATGTGTGATCTCCTTCTGACTTCCTCTGGTCGACTTGAGTTCTACTGTACGCCGGTACGCTTCTGGATCAGAAGCCGGCGCCACCACCACGGATTCGGAGGAACCCGCCGTTGTCGGTGTGGAGCTTGGTGACGTAGCCCACGATGCGGGCTGAATCCACGCCGACACCGCCGTGACCGACGAGGCCGGAGTAGTTACGAGAGCCGATGGTGATGGTGGCCACCTTCACCGGCTGCAGGAGAGCGGAGATGGCCGCACCCGCGCCGACCACTGCCGCGGCGTCGAAGATGAGGCTCTCGAACTCCCACTGCCCCATCCAGAGGATGGGCGTCTTGCGATCCGCCATCGCCTGGACGTCGAAGCGGCCGCGCTCGGCCCACAGGGGCCAGCACAGCTTCGCCGCAGCGGGGTCTCCCGCAGCAGCGACGTTGGTTGCGCGGGCGAGCTTGTACCCAGTGGTGAGCGTCATCCACTCACCGTCCACCAGGACCACCGCGTTGCTGGGGTCGGTGAGAGTCTTGTCGGCCACCGGGAAATCCCGGCGCTCGATCGGCAAGACGTCTGAGACCGGCCGGAAGTTCTCTACCTCGGGGGCTGCCATGATTCTCGTCTCCTTCTACGTGCTGCTGTCGTGCTTGTTGCGCGTCGGTTCAGCCGACGCTTCCGTTGATGAACTGCTCGAACTCGCTGGTCGCGTCCCCAGCGGTGCCGTCCTCGCTGATGAAGGCTTCCTTCATCATGTCGGGGCCCGTCATCTCGAGAGCCTGCTTGATGGTCTCGAGTTTGCCGGCGGCTGCCTCCTTCTCGAGGCGCTCCGATAGCGTGTCGAACGGGACCTCCGTCCGGATGCCCTTGGAGTGCATCTCGGCGGCCACCTTCTCCGCTTCCATGCGGCGGAGCAGCGTGGCGTTCTGCTCCTCGAGGCTCGCCACCTTCTCCTTGTAGGTGTCGCGCTCGCTCGCCAGCTTCTTCAGGGTGGTGGCGCTGTCGGCGACGAGCCGGGCGACCTTGTCCATGTCCAACTGCTTCGGCATCTCATCCTCCAGACGTTGAGCTGGCCGAGAAGCCCGAGGCCTCGGCGGGTGTCGACGGCGCCATGCCCGCCGACTGCTTTTCCTTCTTCTCGTCCTTCTTGTCGGACATCTGCTCGGCGAGCTTGGAGAGGACCGCGCGGGCTGCGGCCACGCGCGTGATGGACGAGATCTTGGAACCAGCCTCACCGGTGTGGGCGAAGGCGTGGTTCAAGACTGAATCCGTCGACGCCGACTGCGCGGGCTCCTGGACGACGTCGCCCACGTCGCTCTTCGAGTCGGCCTTGGCGTCGCGCTTGGTGTAGTTGATGGCCGCATCGTTCGAAGAGAGCATCTTCCGCTTCTGCGCACTGACGTCGCTCGGCTCGTTGGGGACTTCCTCGCCCGCTGGCGCCGCGCCCGCTGGCGGCTGTGCGCCCGTCGCGTCGGCCTTGCCGGCACTGATCTGCGCGGGGTTGATGGCGTCCTCGGCGTGCTTGAGCAGACCGATTGCCAGGAGGTTGCGCACCACCAGCTGATTCGAAGCGGCCTTGGGCATCTCCGCCGCCGCCGCCTGCTCGGCCGCAGCTTGTTCTGCCGCCGCCTGCGCCCGTGCCGCCTGCGTCCCTCCGCGGATCGCGCCCACGGGGCCGCCGAGGAGTGCTCCACCGCTGCCACCGAGCGCTGCGCCCGAAGTGCCGCCCATGGCCGCTCCGCCGAGGCCGCCGACGGCCGCTCCGCCGAGGCCACCCATCAGAGCTCCGTGCGCAGCCCCGCCAGGACCGCCGATGGCGAGACCGCCGAGGCCGCCGAGGCCTGCGCCGATGAGGCCGCCACCTGCTGCTCCCGCGAGCCCGCCGCTCACGGCGCCGCCGAGCCCGCCGGCCGCGCCGCCCCCGAACCGGACGTGCCCGGTGCCCTTGGCGGCTCCGGTCGCGGCGCCGCCGAGACCGGCGGCCACCTGGTCGGCGCTCATGGCCACCTTCACCTGCTCGTTGGCCGGCGCGAGGTAGAGCTGACCGCCCTCGTCCTCGGCCAGCTTGAGCAGGCCGGTCGCCAGGAGGTTGTTGAGGTAGGCGAGCTGCGAGGTCTTCTCGTTGGAGATGGGCTCGACGGGCTGCTCGGGGTGCTTCATCCCGACGTTGGTCTCCATCGTGCCGCCCGGGTCCTTCACCTGGCCGGGAAGCTTCGCCGTGGTCGGGTGGACCGGCGGCTGCTCCTTCGCCTTGCCGAGCTGAGGAGTGTCGATGTTCTCCTCGGTGGGCAGCTTGCCCTTGTTGGTCTCGAGCGCGCCGGGCCCCTGCCCGGGGCCGAGGCCCTTGGTCTCTTCCGCCGCCGTCTTCGAACCCATCGAGGCCGCGGCGTACTCGAGTGCCTCCGCCAGCTTGTTGATGTAGTCGCTCGGGACGTCTTCGTTGGACGCCGAGGCGGTAGTCGCCGAGGCCGTCTTCTCTGCGCCCGGCAACACGTCGCCGGTGCTCGCCACGCGTCGCGCGCTCTCGAGGCTGAGGTCGACCTTCGCTGCACTCGCCTCCATCGCGGTCTTGACGAAGTCGTGCAGGGTGGGTCGGGGCATGGCCGTGGTCGTCATGTGGGTCTCCAGTTGAGCCGTCTTAGGGAGAAACTCCGAACCGAGCGGCGCCATCGACTTCTGCTGTGACTGCCCTGCGTCCGGTGTTGGGGGGATTCCAGTGTTCACGCGAGAGAACGTCTGTCGTCCGGACAGACCCTTCGGGCCGCGCTGCCCCGGAGGTGGTTTGTTCTCGAAGGCTGTCTGCGGGATTGAGGCGGCAGCTGCAGGAGCGGTAGCCGGATCCGGGAGACCCGAACCCATCGCCGCTCCTGCCTTGCTGAACCATCGCTCCACGTCTCGCTCAAGGTGTGTGAGATCAGCTCCCGAAGACCTGCTTCCAGTCGACGGGGTAACCCGCCGCCTCGAGGAACTCGAGACCGCGCACGTTCATCGCTGCCTCGTAGTCGTTCGCCACCTGCGCGACCTTGGTGTTCTCCGCGCTCGGTCCACCGAGGGTGACGATCGCGTTGATGCGGGCGGTGACCTCCTCGGTGTCCCAACCTGCCGAAGCTGCGATCTTGATCGCCTGCTCCGCCGCGAGGGCGTCGAAGGCCGAGGACTCCTTCTTCTTCTCTTCCTTCTTCTCCTTGAGGTGCTTGCCGTGAAGGTAGCCGGCAGTGCCACCGGCAGCCATCGCGGCTCCACCCGCGCCGGCGAGGAGCTTGCCCTTGTGCTTCGAGGCCTCGTCAGCCGCAGCCGAACCCAGGCGGCCCAGGCTCTTGCCGATCGACTCGGTCGCGCCCGCCGCCTTCTGGATCTCCTGGGTCTCGTTCCAGAACGAGTGCGCCATCGTGCGTCCGAGGAAGTCGGCTTCGGCGACTTTCTGCTGCCAGTCGTTGACGCGGGCGAGCTCCTCGCGTGCAGCAGCTTCCTTCTTCTCCTCTTCCTTCTTCTCCTCGGCCTGGGTCTCTTTCTTCTCGTGCTCCTCGGCCTTCTCTTCCTTCTTCTCGAACGGGGGCGCCTTCTTGTCGTCGCCCTCGGCGAGCTTGGAGATGAACTGGTTGAAGAGGTTGGTCTGCTGCTCGGGAGAGAGCAGCGAGAGGTCGATGCCCTCGGCCGCCGCCGTCTTGGCGAACAGCTCGAGGTGGGCGATCTTGGTCTGCTCCTCTTGCACCGCCTGACCGTAGCCGTGGGTGTCGTACATCGCAGCGAGGTAGGGATTCATGCTCATGGCGAATTCTTCTCCAACTGATGTGGGGTCTTCTCGTCCACGCTTCCTCGAGGGGATTCCCCTCTCCACGCTGGCTGACGCCTCATGACGTTTCTACCACTGCACCTGCAGCTTTTGCAATCGACGCCTCGTCGAGGAACGCCCCCTGCAAGTAGCAGAAGGACAGCGGTGTGAATACTTCGTCGGCAGATGAGTGAGCCACCTTCAACAGCTCCACATCGCGCGGCGTAGCCGCTTTCTCGATGAGGTCTTGCGAATTGGCGACAACACTCATGAGTTGTTCTCTGTATGCTCCGTAAGCAGATCCAATCTTACGGAGTAGCGGAGAGGGATGGGAAGAAGCCGATTCTCCACGCGTCTTCGGACTAGAAGAAAGAACCAGAACCCTCTTCTCGATGAACGGGCCGAGTGCCGACCGCGCGTCCATGAACGGCGCGAGTAGGCGGCCCAGGCCGCGTACGAATTTGTCGGGATCCAGGCCCAGATCCTCACCGCTGGAGGGGGCTCTGGGGAAAGTGACGCCAGCGTTGTAGAGCGAGTCTGCGAGGGGCCGGCACCCCATGCGGATGAGCGTGATGCGCTGGAACTCCGCGGGGCGTAGGACCATGCCCATGCCCGTCACGCTGCTCAGCGCCTGGTCTTCGGGGACCGAGGCTAAGGCGTCCTGGATGTCGAGCGGCAGGCTGGGCTCGTTCTTCGAGAGGATCGGCACCGCCTTCGCTGCGAGCTGCGAGGGGATGACCTCCTTCTCGATCTCGCTCTTCTTCTCCTCGGCGCCCTTGGTCAAGTCGGCGATCCACTGCTCCTCAACGCTGGCGGCCTTCAGCAGCGCTTCTACCTCTTCGGGTTCGCGGTACCCGAGGGCGTGCGCCACCTTCGCGCTCGGCGTGGCGAGCGGGCTGCCGTTCTGGACGATGTAGACCATCGTCTTGGCCGTACGATCCGCTCCGATGAACACGAAGCTGATGTCGAAGAAGCGCGGGTAGTCGTTGTAGACGAACACCTTCCTGCCGTCAGGCAGGATGCGATTCATGTGGTTCCTGCACCACTCGTCGTAGTCGTTGCGCGTGATGCTGATACCGCGGATGCCGGTGCCGTCTTTCGCCTTGAGCTTCTTGTGGAACTCGAGCACGGCGGCGCCGGGGTGCGTGTGCTTCTTCGCGTCGAACGTCGCCTGCGCCTCGCGGTACAGCTTCCAGTCCAGCGTGATGGAGCTCGTGTCGTACGGAACCTTGCTGCCCATCGACACGTCGGGGAACTGACCTGACTTCAGCTTGTCCCACACCGCTGTGCCGCCAAACTTCTGGCACTTCTCGAAGTCCACACGCACGACGAGCTCTACACGCTTCATCGTGTCGTTCCACACCGCGAGCTCCACTTCGCCGTACGCTCTACCGGGATCCTTGTTCCGATGGTGGGCAAAGGGGTGAGCGTTGTAGAACGTGAGGTAGCCGTAGGCTGCCTTCTTTGCGATGGCTCGATCGACCACAGGGTTGCCTGTGGCTCCCGGAGGAGAGTGAATCAACGCCGCTTCGGGGAAGTGGTCGCCGTTGATATTACTGTTGTGTACCGCCACGCCACTCGCGACGAAAGAAGAGTCTTCTTCCACCATCAGGTCGAAGACCTCTCCCTGCCAGCCGTACTGCTCAACCCTCTTCACCGACGAGAGGATGTAGCCGTCTGGGTGAATGTAGCTCTTAGGTGTCCCTCGCCCTCGAGTCTGTCCGGCGCTCAGGGCCAACTCGTAGATCGGCTTGCCGCTGTACCAAGTTGCCTTCTTGTTGTGGCGCCCACTGATGGAAGCGGCGAGGCCGCTTCGAGCTAGCAGAAGGCGAACACCACGAAGGAGAGCTGCGGAGGCGGATACCACTCGGATTGCACCCTCCTCCTTCCCTTCTCCTCGAATGCAGCCATCACCAGAACGGTAAGCCGCCCAAAACGCCCGCTGCCATCCCTTCGGCATACGAAGCAATGCCGAGCTCAATCGCTTGCTATGTGCCAGCTTGCCTACGTGCTCTCGGCAGAGGCGCGCGAACTCTTGCCAGTGAAGCTCCAGCCGAATGGAGTGCGTCTCAGGGGCCTCGTCCTCGTAGAGCTTGTAGCCGAACCTGGCGGCACCGTCCCGTGCACACTGAAGCGTGCCTCTCTCGAGGTGGGAGATAACGAAGACGACATAGTGATCCTCGCCTGGCCGCTCAGCACGAGATACCGTACAGCCTTCCGCGGCGTATAACCCCATCAAGAACGCGACTTCAGGGCAGTTCCACTTCTCGTCGCCCAGCGCTTTCGGGTCCTCCTCCAACGGGAAGGGCTCAGCGATCATGTCTCCAGGCTGAAGCTCAGAGATCGGAACCCAGTCGAACTTCAGCTCCACAAGGGCTTTTGCTCGACGGGTCACCAAGGAGTCTTCTGGATCCTCTGCTTTCCAGATGTGCTTCCTCTTCGTCCGAATGAACTCCTCACGGGTGACGACCCACAGCTCGTGGTTCGGCGTAGCCGTTAACGCCGGCAGGTTGCTGGGCAACCCTTGGACGTAGAGGTCGCACAGTTCCTCGGCCTGCTTCGGCGTACGTGCCAGCACTGGCCTGAACCGGTTCAGGTGCGTGCGCACCTGCTCGCCCGGCTCAACCTCCTCGATGGGCTTCTCCCCAGTCGACGTCTCCACCAGCGTGCCGGCCGGGAAGCAGCCGAACCACTCTCCAGCCCCCATCGCGTTCACAAGAACGTACTGGGAGTTGTTCCGAGGCCGCAGCCCCTCGATGTACGAGAGAACGGGCGGGAGCAGGTAGGGCGACGCGGTCTTCTCGAACTCGCGGTCGGCACTACCGAAGAGCGGGATGGACGTGTAGCCCAGCTCGTTCTGCGCGGCGAATGTGCTGACCTTGAGCATGAAGCATCAGGGGTGCTGCGCGGACTGGCTCGCGTTGAACTGCCGACCGTAGGCGTCGTACTCGTCCTTCAGCTTGTTCTCCTTCAAGGAGAGCTCGAGCCCCTGAACGCGGTGGCGCTGCTCGGCGAATGGATCGGTCTTCTCTGGGGGCTCGGGCCTGAACCCCGGCTTCTGGAAAGACGAGGTCATCACACCCTGCATCGGACTCATCTCCGAGCGCTGCTTCGCGCGGTACGCCTCGGTGAGCACGCTGGGCGCCACTGCCGGCTCCGTCATGATCTTGAGCATCAGGCCGCCGGCCACGAGCGGGTCCTTGGCGAAGGTCGGGTTGAGGCTGCGGAGCGACGTGTACGCCTGGTTGAACAGCTTCGGGTTCTCCTCCAGGTGCGGGTGGAGGTTCGGGTTGCTCTCCATCATCATCTTGAAGTCGTGCCGCTTCGTGATGGCCCCGAGGATCTTGTTCGCTGCCGGGACGGCCGCAGCGGCGGCTAGAGCCGCACCCGCACCGATGGCCGCGTGGGTGAGCTGCCGACCGACCTGTTCGCCGCTGGGGGACGTCGCTCCCCTCCAGACATCACCGAAGAAGCCAGCCTCTTTCTTCTCGAGGAAGTCGTCGATCGGGTCCATCAGTTCGCTCCCAGGTGGGCGTCCGCCAGGCGGAGGTACTGCTCGACTTTGTCCTCCATCCCGGTGATCTCGTCACGCGCCGCGCGGATGTGCGCGAGCTTGTTCAGCGCCTCGCAGAAACCCGCGAAGGTTCGGATGAGTGGGTGCTGCTCGTTCACCAAGAGGCGGGAGCCGGCGGTCTTCTCCAGGCTGCTGCCGAGCTCCTCGAACCCACCGAATAGCCCCTCCTGCACCAACCGGTGCCCCACGTGGGCGAAGGCCAGCTTCACGTGCTCGACCTCCGGCGACAGGGCCGTGACCCACGCCTGGACCACATGTCCAAGCGGCGTCCCCTCGGCCGCTGCCTGCTTGATCTGCTGATAGAGCTCCTCCCGGATGTCATCGAAGAGCACCTCGAGCTCGCTGAGCTCCGCCGTTGCCGCGTCCCGCGCCGACGCCAGCTTGCACTGCGCGTCCTCGATGTCGCTCAGCGGGTTCGCGAACGGGATTACGTTCTCGCCCGCGCCCTTGAAGCCCGCCTCCAGGATCGCGTCGGCCTCGGACTGGCGTACGAGTGACACACCGGCGGTCTTCTCCAGCGCTTCGAGGTTTCTCCGCAACGGTTGGGCACTGGCCAGTTTGTGCGCCGACAGAGGCCGAGCGTAGTCCGCCAGCCCCCGGTCGAACACCGTGCCGCCCCCACCGTCGTTGAGGTCTTTGATCACTTCCGCCGGATCTGCCAGACCCTCCTGGAAGAAGACGTACTTGTGCGGCTCCGCGGTCTTGTTGAACTCCTTGAGGAAAGCGTGGGTGTTCGTGAACTCCACCACACGCCGCACTTGCTCGGGGCTGAGCCCAGCGGTCTTCACCGTCTCCACCACCGCCTGCGTGAGAGACGGGTACGTCCCTGCGTGGAAGCCCATCGCTGCATGTTTCCCGTAGGTCTCCAGCTCCTCGCCCGAGATGGGGCGTGCCGCGTGCTGCTGCAACAGAAGCTGGGAGGGCAGGTCACTGCTCATCGAAAAGTCCTTTCGGCTGCCACTAAAAGAGTAATATCCACCACCACATCATGGGAAGGAACGATCTGCTGTCCGACAAGGAGGTGGCAGCGATACTCGAGGTCACCCCGCAGCACGTCCATGCACTGACGCGCCGCGGACTGCTCCGAGCCTACTATCCGGAGGGTCGGACCCTGAACTCCCCGCGGTTGTATCGGCCGGACCAGGTCGACGCCTACCGTCGAGCACGCTCCGAAGAGAACAGCATCGACCTGCCCACCACCTACAACAAGGCGCTCCAGGCCGAGGTGCTCACGCTCATGCTCGAACGGCGAGTAGAGCAGCTGGAGTCTCTTCTGGGCCTCGACGTCCCGAAGCTGCCCTACGGAGAGACGGGGATCCGCTCCCTGTTCTCCCAGGTGCAGGAGGCCCTCGAGAGCCCGCCGACTGCGCCTCTCGAAATACAGCGCTGGACGCGTGTGTTTCTGGCCGTCCACCCAGAGGTGTTCGAGCTCATCGAGCGCTACGTGGGCCACCCCCGACCATGGGAGCCATTCGAGAACCTGGGCCGAGTCATACGCGACGGCTACCCCGATGAACCAACGGCTGAAGTGCGCGAGCTCCACAAGCTCTTCGCGGCAGCCTGCCGCACCCTACGCGCCTCGATCGTGGTCTACATCACGGGCCGGCACGGGAAGAACAAGGCGCTCGAGGAGCTCAAGGACGACTCGCCGCTGTTCCTCGAGCGGGTCCTGCGCCACCTACCACGTTAGCTTCTCTGAAGGTGCGCCCACTTTTTGCCCGCTACAATCTTATGCACGGACATTGGGTGAAGCCCGTACTCTTGAGCCAGCTCTTTTTGAGTACTGCCTAGTGCGTACTTCTGGAGAAGACGCTGTGCTTGCTTCTCTGTGAGCTTGGCGTTGCCGTGCCCCTGGCCACGAGCCTTGTTTCCGCGCCCCTTGCGAAGCATGTCCTGGACGTTGTCCTTCTGGGTACCGAGGAACAAGTGTCGTGCACAGTGCCGCACGTCGCACTTATGGAGCACCAGCTTCCCTCTAGGAATTGACCCAAACCGCAACATCCAAGAAGCCCGATGAATGGGTATCTGCTTCTGCGAGCTCTCCAGCTTCACCCTAGCGTAACCTGTAGCCTCCAACCTGCCGGTCCACAGCCAACAGGGAGTCTTCATGCCTGGAGCTATCGGCCCCTTCTTATTCACCCGAGCCCAAAACCTCGCGGCGAAGTTTCCCTTACGGCGGTCGGCGCACCTCTGAGAACAGCAGACCCTGCCGGGGTAGTTTGGGACGAACTTCTTCTTGCAGCCGGGGCAGCGCTTCATCCCCGCGCTATAGCACTGAAATACGTAGGGTGCAAGAGATTAGGGCTAACCCTGGAAGAGGGGCCCGGTGTACCCGTAGGCCTGCCGGCCGTCGGCGTCCTCCTTGTTCGGGATGATGATGTCCGGGCGCTGGATCATCAGCATGGAGACGACCCAGCAGTACAAGAACGAGTGGAAGGTGTCGTCGGGGCTGCCCGCCGCGTGGTCGTAGACGATCATCCGCAGCTTCTCGTTGTACTCCGAGTAGATGTTCAGCATGTCCTGCGCGTAGGGCTCCTTGAACTCCTCCCACGGCGGGAACACGCACTTCTTCGCCTTGATGGCGTCGAAGATGGCGCTCATGATCTCCGTGCGGTGTAGCTGCCAGCGCATCAGCTGGTTGTTGTAGCGGATCTTGGAGTTCATCCGCGCCATGTACTGGAACTGGTGCACGCGGCCGCGGCCGAAGGCGCGCACCAGCCGGCTGTTCATACCGAAACCGAAGCCGTGGTCGGCGCCGATCAGCGCGATGTTGAAGTGCTTGCAGAGCTCGATGATGCGCGGCGTCTGGAGCTCGGGGTCCGACTCCTCGCCCACGAAGCGGTGGACGTAGACGAGGCGGAACTTCATGTCGATGTACGTGCCGATGGTGAGGACGGTGTAGGCGTTGTCGCCGGTGCCCCAGTCGAGCCCAGCGAAGAAGGGCTGAGCCAGAGACTTGGGGCGCAGCTCCTCGAACCTCGACATGCTGTACGTCTCTCGGGAGATGCAGCAGTCCCTCACCTGCGCCGAGGTCAGCGGGCGCAGCCCCGACTCGTAGCTGATGCCCAAGACCTCGTTGTAGAAGCGGCTCCGCTCGTGGTGCTCGTAGTCGTAGAGGATCTCGTGCCAGTTGCGCACCTTCCACGGCACCATCAGCTGCGGGATGCGGTAGCTCTCCCACGGCACCTTCTCCCGGTCGGGGTCCGGCTCGACCATCCAGGCCCACTGCGACCGCGGGTTCTGCGGGTTGATGACCTTGCCGCACTTCTCGCAGATCGGCCCCTTCTTCCCCAGGTTCTTCTCCCCGAGGATGTTCCAGTGCCGGCAGCCCTCGCAGGGGACCACCCACTCGCCCTGCGTCGACTTGTTCGCTCGGTAGTCCTCGAGGATGTTGTCGAGGCTCTTTGGCGTGCCCGCGTAGAGGTAGCCCTTCCAGCGGTCCGGCGCGTGCGACAGGCAGTGCTCGATGACCGGGATGTTGTCCTTGAGGATGTCCTGGATCTCGTCGATCAGCAGGCGCCACGCCGGGATACCGCGCGTACGGTCGGCGTTCAGGTACGCGTAGCGCATCGTCATCTTCGAACGGTTGACGAACTGCTTCTCCAAGATGTTCTGCGAGAGCATCTTGGTGGTGAACCGGCGCAGCAGCGGGCTGGTCTCCAGCGGCTCCTTGATGCGGTCGTTGGAGAAGGTCTTCGTCTGCGTCGCCGATGGGCTGACGTAGAGGATGCGCATCGACGCGACGAGGCTCATGTAGCAGAGCGCGATGTTGCCGAGCATCGTCGACTTCTCGACCTGACGCCCGCAGCACAGAAGCACGCGTCGTGACGGCGTGTCGTACGGGCGGTACAGGTGCTCGCGGCCGACGAAGGAGAAGGGCGTGTAGGGGCCACCCTCCTCCGTCTCGTTGGGCATGTAGAAGACCTTCGAGACGAACTGCGAGGGCCTCACAGCCGTGACGTCGACTAGCTTCGCCTGGGCGCGCCGAAGTATGATCGGGTCCTCGGAGAGCTCCGGTTCTGGTCGCCAGGGCTCACCCTCGTACCAAGTGTCGTCCCACTCGTCCTCTTCTACTGGTAGCACCTCTGCAGCGTTGCCCATGATTGAACCAACGGACGATCTAGTGGAGGCCGTCAAGAGGACGTGGGAGGCGCTCAACGAGGCAGGAGACCACCTGACCGGGGAATGGCGGCAGTGGGTGGTGCCGGGCGGCGACCGGTTCGCCCTTCAGCTCGGGCGAGCGCTGCCTCCCGGCGCCAGGGGCTCCATCACCCGGCTGATCAAGGGCTGCCTCGAGGTTTGCCACTTCAGAGCACTCGACTTCAAGTACTACTCGAACCGGCTGGAGTTCACCGTCGAGCCGGCGCCGCCGCCTAAGCCGCGCAAGCCTCGTCCAGAACGGCCAGGAACTTCTCCAGGTGCCCCACCGGGTCCAGCAGGTGGTCGTAACCCTGGGCCAGGAACCACCACGACGCCAGCTCCTCCGTGTACTTCGCCGCCAGCCGAGGTGGGCCAGCCTCGAAGTACGCCTGCGCCTGCGCGTCCAGGATCGTGGGGAACGTGTTCAGCCACCAGTCTCGGTACAGGTGCGCGGTGTCAGAGGTGACGTTCGACCGCAGGAAGAAGTGTACCACCAGGTCCCGATCCTTCATCCCATGCTCGGTGCGGAACGTGCGGAACTCCCTCAGCACGAACTCGACGGGCTTGGGCTCCAGGACCCCGTCGCCGTCAGCGGCGAACCCGTCCTGAAGGCTCTGCACGCTGTCCCCCTCGCTCACGGAGCGGGCGAGGACGGAGCGCTCGTAGCTACTTGACGACATGCTCTGTGGTTGGCTGGACATCGACTGTGTGCTCCCCGTGGGTCAGCTGGTGGATGGTCGGCACTGGTGCATCGCTGTGTGCGAGCAGCAGACTGGTGAGGTCGCGCTTGAGCTCGTCGTCGGGAGTCCCGATCGCCTCGAGCAGCTCGTGGACGTTCTTGGCCGCGCCCGAGAAGTCCAAGGAGTTCCTCGCAGCCATGGGCCCCCGGTCGAGACCGGACTCCGCCGAGCGCAGGATCATGATCTCCCGAACGCGCGACATCACCGTCGGCAGGTCGATCGGCGGGGGCATGTAGCCCGTACGCATCTGGTTGAAGATCCCAGCGAAGGCGGGCACCGGCGAGTTGAGCGCAACCATGCGCGGGTCGTTGTACGCCGCGCGCTGCATCGCCTTGTGCCGAAGCGTTGAGGCGAGGTCGTCGCCGTCGGTCGCCATCGAGCTCACGCGCATCTGCATGAGCGCGTGTAGCTCGGTGCGATCCACCAGCTCGAGGTTCCAGAAGTAGAAGAGGTAGCGCTGCAGCGCCTTTTCTGTGACCTTGATGCCCATGGCCTTCAGTCGGTGCAGGATGAAGGAGATCGGGTCGCCGGCGATGGTCATCGCCTCGATCATCTCCTTCGCCCTGGGGCGCTTCAGCAGGAAGATGGCAGCACGCGTCTCATCGTCCAGGTGGAAGAGGTAGTAGATGCCCTCGCGCACCAGGAAGCGGAAGGTGGCGGAGTGGCGCTTGTCAGCAGGCCGGAACGTCGCCGGCTTGACCAGCCTCTCCCGCAGCCGGCTCACCGGGATGTCGCCGGGGAAGTCCAGTTGGTGCTCCCGGAGCGCCAGCTTGATGTCGTCGGTCGAGTAGTTGTCTGGATGAACCAGAAGGTACTTCAAGTAGTACTCGCACGGCGTTCTTCGGATCATCGCGCACGAGGATGAGCGAAGGGACTCCCTCCGTCAAGAAGGAGACGTGCCGACTACTGCCTGTCAGGACCCCTGGAACGCCAGGATCTTCAGACCCTCGATGGTCTCTTCCAGCGAGCGCACCGCGCGCTCGAGCGACGGCTGAGAGATGTTCTGCAGCCCCAAGCGCGTGGCCATGAGGAGCTCACAGAGCTTGTTCTGCGCCGACTCGAGGTCCGGGAGGTAGCTCACGAAGGTGAGGATGTTCTCCGGGTTGACGAACCCGAGGCTGAGCACCGTGTCGATGATGGTGGGGTCGGGGAAGTTGGCCGCCTCCTTCAGGAGGTGCGGCGTCTTGAGCTTGGGGAAGCTCTGGAGGAACTCGGCCGCCTTGTCCTGAGCCTGCTTCACGAGCTCGCTCTTGAGCTCGAGCTCGCGACCGGTCTGGATGCGCACCGGCTGCTCGAGGAACACCGCATGCGCCAGCTTCTCCGCCCCGTAACCCTGGTGCGTGCCCAGGCCGGCGAGGAGGAACATGGCCTCGTCGAGGCTCAGCATCTCCCGCTGCGCGTAGGCGAGCTTCGCCACCGGCTCCCCAGAGAAGGAGAACACCTGACCGTCCGACCGGACGGTGACCTGGCTCTTCTTCTCCTCGAACTCCTGCTCGGTCTGCCCCTCCACCACGGCCTCGTCGCCGCCCACCAGGCCGACGGCCTGGGAGTTGGTGAGAGGCAGCCAGGCCCAGTTCTGCGGCACCAGCATGCGCCCTTCGGGAGTCCCCATGACCGTCTGGATGTTCGGCTGGACGCTGACCTCGACCGGCCGCCCGTCGAAGGTCTCGCCCTGGTAGACCGTCGGCTCCCCCGGCATCGCCGAGGAGGCACCGAGCTCGAGCGGGACGGTCATGTGCATCTTGCCTGTGCCGTCCGTGGTATAGAAGGCCCCGTGCCCACCGACCTTGCCACTCGGCAGGTTGCCGCCGGCGCCGGCGGGCTCACCCATGATGTCGGCCTGCACTGCGCTCACCGACCCGTTGGTGAAGAGCTGGAGCGGCAGCGGGGTGCCATCGACGTCGATCAGGTGCGGCACAACGAAGCCCACGTGCTCTCGCCCGAGCTCGTCCTTGACCTTGTAGTAGCCGAAGTCGGTGACCGGCGCGAGCTGGCTGGTCTCCTCAGTCGCCTCCGCGGCGGCCCCGTCCGCCAGGGTCACCGCGCCGCTCGTATCGACGTCCGTCGCGATCTTCACGCCGAACCGCTCGACCAGCTCGCCGCGGTCGACCACCGCGCTCTTGGGCTCCCAGAACAGGTGGCTCGCCTCCTTGATGAGGTAGCCGTCCGACACGCGCTGGATCTGCACCACACTCGGCCGAACCCAGCCCTCCCACTGCGCCGTCTTCGAGAGCGCGTCCGGCTCCGCGGAGACGATCTTCTCCACTGACTCGTAGACGACCTCGCGGTTAGCGAAGAGTGCAGAGGCGCACTTCTCGACCTCGAGGCAGAAGTTCTCGTGGTCTGCGCGGTTGATGGTATGTAGGATGGCCTCGAGGACCGAACCCGTTTTGACCTTCTTGCTGCTCTTGGCGGCCGAGAGGACGTCACCCTTCGGGGCACTGGCCAGCTGCTTGGCCTGGGTCGGCTTGGTCGGGTCGATGGCCGCACTCTTCTCAGCAGCCTCGGTGAGCTCGATGAACTCCTCGAACGCTGAGCCGATCTTCCCCATGCCCATGCCGCCGCCGGCGTTCATGGAGACGCCACCGCCGCCGAAGCCGTAGTTCTGGCGGTAGGGCGGGTAGAGCTGGCCGATCATCGACTGGTCGCCCGGAGTACGGCTGGTGACGTCGAAGGCCTGCGGGCGGAACACCGCCTGGCGCAGCCGGTTCTCCGTGAGCGGGACGATGGACGAGGTGTCCGTGATCAGAAGGTCGAATGGGCTGAGCTTGCCCTGCTTGATGGTGAACGGGATGCGCGCCATGCGCACGCCCGTCGCCTCGAGCGCGGCCGGGTCGGTCTCCGTCGGCGCCTCGGTCTCGTTCCGGATCTCGACGTGCCCGATGCCGTAGCCCTGCTCGGCGTCCACCTTGTTCATCTCGACGTGCGGCTGGAAGTCCGAGATGTAGGGGACCTGCTTGTACAGCTCCTGCAGGATCTCCTGGGGCCACTGGTTGGGATCTTCGGAGAGGTCCGCTTCACCCGCTTCTTTCTCCATGTATTCGACGGGCGTGGGATCGAAGAACAGCGGGGAGCTCGACATGGTCATACCGTGATTATGGCGAACAGAGCGGCTTGAACGGAAGGGACACTCGAGAGGAGCACGATTCCGGCGACGCCGTCCGGCGGGTTGATGACGTTGGGGGGATCCGACAGACCCGCCGCGAAGAGCGCCTGGATCTGGTTGCCGGTGACCTGCAGACTGTCACCAGAGAAGGTGAAGGCGAAGGCTGGACCTGCGTTGAGGCTGGCGGCCAGGTTGGCGAGGGCCTTGAGCGCCGGGATCTTGATGGCCAGAGCCGCGCTGATGGCAGCGTTGATGAGGCCGAGTTGTACCGACACTGTGCCCACGACCGCTGCCGCTGCGGTGAGCTCCGCCCCGAGGGAGATGCTGGGCAGCTCGAACGCGAGCGCTGCTTGTAGTGCCGCCTGCAGCTGCGCGATGGCCGCCAGGAAGATCTTGATGTTGGCGAAGGGGTCCGAGATCTGGAGCGTCAGCGTGGCCTGCGCCGCCAGTGCGGCGTTGAGGTTGGCGGCGAGGTCGGCCTGGAACGGACCTAGGCCGACGGCGATCAGCGCGTCGATCTGCACGCTCAGCGGAGCGAGGAAGGCCGCGGCGGCGCTCAGCCCCACGTTGAAGCTACCGAGCGTACCGCTGACGGGTGTGCCGAGAGGCATGACTCAACCGAGGATCGTCGGGTTGCCGCTGGCCACCTGGCCCTGCATCACGGCGCCGACGGAGATGGTGCCGGGCTTGCCGTCCACGATGATGGGCACCGGGACCTTGATGATGACGTTGACGGTAGAACCGACTGTGGCCACGGGCTTCGACCCACCGTTGATGCGGACTACACCTTTCTCGGCACTGATGTCCAGACCGTTCTTGGAGCGCAGCTCGATCTTCTTCTCGCTGTTGATCCTAACGACGCCCTTACTGCTCAAGGCGACGTCGTCGTCCACGTCAATCTGGAGCTTCTTCTTCACGCGGAGCCCGACGCTGCCCTCCGCGCGCAGGAAGGCGCCCCCACTCTTGCTGAACACCAGCTTCAGCTTAGTGCCGGCCTGGGCCGACGGCTCGGGCGCCCCGGTCCCGGCGTCGTAACCTTGTGGTGCGATGTCGAGCTCCACGGCGACCGTGTCGTCGCCGATGACGTCGCTGTAGAGCGACTGGCTGCCGGCGCTGCCCGCCGGCTCGGGCGTCGGCTGCTTCACCTTACCGATGCACAAGCGGATGTCCGCCTTGTCCTCGTTGGCCAGGAGGCGGAAGGTCTGCACGTAGGACGTCTCGGGGTTGTCCTCCGTGCTGCTCGAGGAGATGCCCCAGTTGATGGAGCCACCCGCGTTGTGGTGCTCGTAGTACTGGCTGATGTCGGTGATGATGTTCTGCAGCGGAATGTAGATGCGCTGTGCGGCTGGAGAGGCGCCGACCTCGAGCACGCCTCCGCGGTGGAGGATCATGAAGTTGCCGTCGTGTCCCCGGATGATGATGTCGCCCGGCTTGGCGCGCTGCCGCCCACCAGCGAACGTGGCTCCCTCGGACGCCGTGCCGCTCGAGGTCTGCTGGTCGGGAGGCACGTCCTTGGATTCCATCGGCATGATGAAAGCCAGCACGAACGGCGGCGGGCCATCGCTAGGGATACACACCAGGCACTTGGCGTTGATCTCCGGGACGACATAGACGCCCTCACCGTAGTTGCTGTGCATGTACGGCGAGGCCACCTGGATGTCGAAGAAGCTCTTCTGATCGAACTGCGTCTGGACGTCGACGGTCCAGTTCACGTAGTTCACATTCACGACGCGCGCCTCGTGGATGTACGCGGGCGCGCCGCCCTCGGGCTGCGACCAGGCCCCGTGGCGGAAGCTGGAGCGCGCCAGGGGGTTGGCGTAGTCGTCGTTGACGCCCTTCAGGGGCATTAGTACGCGTGCTCCGCCACGTCGCGCAGGTGCGGCTTCTCGAGCACGTGCCTGCGGTTCATGCCGAACTCCGCGCCGTAGGCCATGCCCGGAATAGGGTTCAGTCCGTGGAGGTTCGACACAGCGCCCACCGCCGCGCTCTCGACCAAAGAGGAGCGCAGGTCGTTGTGGTTGAGCTTGGCCATCCAGTCCTCCTGCACCATCTCCGGCATCACGTTGATGCCCTTGATGATCGGGGTGTGCAGTACAGGCTTCTTCCCACTCTTGATGAGCTCCTTGTTCAACGCACTGATCTTAGAGGTGGGCTGATACTCTCCCTTGACGATCCGGTCCGAGTCACCGGCGTCCACCACGCGAGTAAGGTTACTCATCGCCTTGACCACGGTCTCCACGTGCTGCCGCCGCACGCCCTCGCGACCGTAGATAGCGTGGAGCTCGTTGACCATCTGGTTCTGCACGGCCTCGATTCTACCCGTCGCCTTGTACAGGTCGTGGGGGTTGATGTCCGTACGGCTGGGGTCAGACAGGACTTGCCCAGCCTGCACGGCCATGCCCACCTTGGGAGGGGACCAGGCAGTGCTGGTGCCCGGTAGGGTGGGCCTCTCGCCGGGGACCGCGGACCACAGCGGCTGCCCCCGGGTGTCCTTGGGCACGTGGTGCATCACCCCGCCGATCCAAATCTTCGCGCCCGTGGCGTCGTGCTCGATCTTCTCGACCTTGCCAGACTTGGTCGCCAGCTTGGCGGCGTTGGGGATGGTGCCCGGCAGCTCGGAGAGCTGGATCACCCGCTTGATGTCGTTGACCATAGTGGGCCCACGCGTCGCGACCCCGCCTGAGTGGAAGGCCTTGAGCGTGAGCTGCGTCGCACGCTCGCCGAGAGACTGCGTGGCGAGGATGCCCAGGTTGGTGCCCTTCTTGTAGTAATCGCCGTCCGGCGCGATGCCGGCGCACTTCTGACACAACCCCTTCTCGTGCTCGCACTTGAGTGGCGACCGGACCAGAAGCTGTGCGCCCTTGTCCGCTGCGCGGATGGTGCTCACTGCGTCAGGAGTGAGGTGCGTGCCTGCCGCAAAGGTGTACCCCCCCACCGCCACGTCTTTCGCCAACACGCGATCGTAGATGTCCTTGCTGCCGACAGGGATAGAGATGCCGCTGTGCGTACCGCAGTCATCCCCAGCCACCACAAGCCCCATGGACGTGTTCACCAGCCGCTTGGTGAAGTAGCCCGGGACGCGGACCTCCTGCACCTTCAGCACGGTGCCGCGCCGAGCTCCGCTCATCTGCGTCCAGTAGCTCCCCAGGTCCAGCCCCTCCGCGTAGCTCTTGGTGATGGGGCGGGGGATCACCCTGTTCTGCGAGTCCGTCACCAACATCGGGGCTAGGCGCAGCTGCTGGTACTGGTCGGGGCCGGGTTTGATGCCGGCCTGACCCATCAGGAACAGGTTGTTCGGGTTCTTGCGCTCCTTCTCGGTGTGCTCCTTGACCATCTTCTCCGTGGCGTCGAACCACGTGTCAACCACCCGGCGCTCCTTCTCGCTCTTCGAGAGCGAGGGGTTGCTCTGGATCTTGTCGATCTTCTTTTGTGCCGCCGCCACGGCGCGGTCGCGCACGGTCTTGTCCGGCGTGAAGTCGTCCAGGCCGAGTGAGTGCGCGCCGAAGGGCAGGAACTGCACGTGGTCCTTCGGGTGCTCGCCCTCCTTCTCAACGGCGAAGGCGGTGCCGGCAGTGGCTGGGTTCTGAACCTTCATCACGCCGAACGCGGCGCCGTAGCCCAGGTTCATCAACTTCACCGCCGAGGCACCGAAGTCGCCCTTGTGCTTGTTGGCGAGCTCCGTGTAGACGTGGTCGGTGCCCCTCTTGTCGAGCACGAAGGAGTGGTCTTCGAGGATCTTCTTGTGCATCGCGTCCGGGAGCGCACTGGCGAGCATGATGCGTCCCGCGGTGGTGCGCATATCGCCGATCTTGGCTGTCGCGGTCATCTCGATCTTCCCGGACTGGGCTGCTCGGAGTAGCTCAGCGGGGTCCTTGAACGCTTTGCCGCTGTCTCCCGTGACGCGACTCAGCTTGTAGAGCCCCAGGCTGGACTCGTTCGTAGGCTGGTACATCACCTTGCCGCTCGCCTCGTTGAAGAGGTTCTTCGACGGCATCATGCCGTACGCTTCCTTGACGGCCTCGTGGCCCACTGGAACGTACACACTCATGGTGTCCCCGTCGAAGTCAGCGTTGTACCCCGACGTCACGAGCGGGTGGATCTGAATGGACTTGCCGGGGACGCGCATGGCCGTGAAGGCCTGCACGCTGTGCTTGTGGAGCGAGGGGTCTCGCTTGAGGAGGATAGGGCGCTCTTCCATCACCAGGTCGAGCGCCTTGTAGACCGCCTTGTCCTTGGGGCCCTTCTTTGCGAGCATGCTCTTCGCCTCGAGCGCGTCCCTGGCGTAGCCCATGTGCACGAGCTTCTGCGTCACGAAGGGGCGGAAGGCGACCAGTGCCTTGTCCTCGGGCAGGCCCACGTTGTCCAGCCCCATCGCCGGCTCTGGGGTGATGGTGGCCCGCATCGTCATGTCCTGACGACGCTTGAGCAGAGTCCCTTGGAAGTAGCCCTGCTTTGGGTTGGGCCCGCTGATCTGCAGTAGGACCCCCTTGTCCAGCTTCTTCCGCTCGGCCCAGGACTGACCTACGCCCATCAGGGCCCCCAGACCGTCGTAGAGGCCGGCCCTGGCGTCCTTCATCGCGACGTCTCCGCCGTACTTCTTCACGAGCTCCGCGCCGCGCATCTTGGTGTTGAGCGCGCCGAGCTGCTTGTACAGGCCGTTCAGGTCGGCCTCGTTGAGGTTGCCGTCCGGCATGAAGCGGGCTGGGCGCATCGCCGGCGGGATGATGGGCAGGTGCTCGATGACGTAAGCGTCCTTCGCCGTGATGCCCGCGGAGTGGAGCGCGTCGAGGTAACGGACCTTCTTGTAGAGGTGGTCGAGCTTGGTGGTGCTCTCCTTGTGAGCGATGCTGCCGTCGACCTTCATCTGGTCGAGCTGGCTCTTCGCCGCGGCAAGCTCCTTGGGCACGTCGATCTGCCCCAGGCGGTGCGCGATGGCCGCCCCGCCCGCGATGGAGTTCGGCGCTCCGAGCTCCACCAGCTTGCCCGTCTTCTTGTCCAGGGCCTTGTCGCCGTTGACGACCATGTCGTAGTCCCGACCCGGCATCCCCAGGACCTTCTGGATCGCCCCCTCGAACACCGGGTTCGGCATGGGCTCGGCCAGCGTCATGTGCGTCCACTTCATCCCACCGTGACCACCGGTGAGGTGCGGGTCGAAGATGCCGCCCTTCTCCGGCACGGGCTCGCCGAACTTGTCCGCCTTCGACATCACCACTTTCGACGGGTCCTTCACCTCACCCGAGCTCATGGCCAACACCTGAGCGTTGGTCATGGGCATGAGCTGGATGTTGTGCCCCTTCTTGTCGACGTTGATCGCAGCAGCTCGGAGCATGTCCTCGAACTTCTGGAAGGCGAACGTCTTCTTGGGTGTCGGGATGTAGTCACCGGTCTGGATGGCGCGCCACACCTGGTTGTGGGACGACTGCCACTTGCCGCGTGGGTCCTCTCCCTCGCTCTTCCACGTCTGCATCTCGCGGATGTTCGCCTTCGCACCGTGAGCGAGGAGCGAGTAGAGCCCCAGGTTGCCAATGGACTGCGCGCCTGTCTTGCCGCCGCCCGACGGGATGAGGTTCACGTCGTAGTGCTCTGGCTCACCGCCCTCGAGCACGTTGCCGGCACGGGCGCTGACCTTCTTGTCGATCTGGAAGTTCAGCTTGAGCATGTGCTGCGGACCCACCAGCACTTTGCCTAGGCTCTTGCCGCTGGCAGGGTCGAACAGCTCCTCTTGATCCTTCAGCCCGTGCTTCTTCAGGAGGCCCTTCACGCGCTCGAGCTGGTCGACGCCGTGCTCGAAGTTGTGGACGACGAAGGGCTGGCCCGTCTTCTCCACCACCTTACCAACGGCGGTCTCCAGCACCTGCCCAATGTTCATGCGCCCGGGGATGCCCGACGGGTTCAGCGCCACCTCGATGTGCTTGCCGTCGGCGGTGTGCGGCATCTCCTTGTCCGGCAGGACCGCGGTGACGATGCCCTTGTTGCCGTGGCGGCCAGCGATCTTGTCGCCGACTTGGAGCTTCTCCTCCGTGCGGACGTGCACCGTGATCTTTCCCGCCCTGTCACGGTGAACACCCACCACCTCTCCTGGGTAGTCGCTCTTCCACACCAGGCTGCCGTCGGTGTGCTGGCTGGTCATGCTCTTGCGCACCTGAGCGATGCTGCCGGGGTTGCGGAGCTCGTAGGGTTTGGTCGCCAGCACCAGCGGGTCTCCGGGCAGCACTCGAGCGCCCACGCGCACCACGCCGTCGTCGCCGACCCGAGAGAGCTGGTCCTTGGTGAACGCCGTGGGGTGGAAGATCTTGTACTTCTGCGTCTCCGTGATGGCGTCCCCCACCGCCACGTCCGGCTTGTGCATGTGGACGCTGGTCATCTTCTTGGCAGCGCTCTCGCTGACCACGACCCCGTCCTCGAAGTTGTAGCCCTTGAGCGGCACGTAGCCGACGCGGAGGTTCACTCCCAGAGCCAGCTTCCCGCCCTGCGTGAAGTTGTTGTCGGCAACGACCGAACCAGCGGTCACCTTTTCTCCGACCTTCACGATGGGGGTGGAGTGCAGCACTGACTTCTGGTCGTTCAGAGGGTAGTTGCTGTACAGCCCGACCTTGTGGGAGTTGCCGGACGCGTCCCGGATGTGGACAGCCCCACCCTCCACACGCGTCACGACTCCAGACACCGGAGCCCGGTGCGCCGAGTTCTTGCCCATGAAGGACTCGAAGGTCTCGCCGGTCTTACCCGTGCCCACCTGCACCAGGGGCACCTCGCGGTCCTTGAGGCTGATGGCCTGCTCGATGTGCTGCGTGGCGTAGGTGACACGGTTGCCCGAGTTGTTCCCCATGAACGGCACCAAGTTGCTCGTCATGCTGAACAGCTGCGAGGGGTCGGCTAGCGTGTAGTCTGCGCTCTTGAAGTCGTCCGACCGCACCTCGTTGCCACGAGCTGACATCTGCACGGTCTTACCTACCGGTACTGGCTTGCCGCCTTGCCAGCGCACCTGGTCGGGCAGGACGACCTTGGCGTCGTAGAACTTCTTCGGATTGATGCGCTCCATCTGGTTGGTGCGCAGGTTGTAGACGGGGATGGTCGGGCTCTCTCCTTCCTTTCGCACAGCCATCGGCAGGCGGAGGGTGACTCCGGTCTTGGAGCCCTCGGGTGTGCGCATCGGGTCGAGGAAGCCCAGGTGGCTCGGGCTGATGAGCTTGGCCTCCTCCATGATGGCGTGCTCCTTTTGGATGCCGCCGGGCCCCATGATGCTCGTCTGGAAGCTGGACGCCATCATCTCCACCGGGTTCACCTGTCCGGCTTCCCGCACGAGAGAGTTGTCCCTGAAGGTCGACTTCACCTGGTCGTTGAACAGGTCGGTAGGGATGATGTCGCGGAGGCCGACCCCAGGCTTGTTGATCTGCCGCTGAACCTTGAGACCCACTGTCTTCTTCACGTTCCACGAGGACAGCTTGTCCTTCGCGTAGTCGCCTGTGGTGCGGAGATTCTTGAACACCAAGCTGTCACGCTCGTCTTCGGGCGCCCCGCCCTGGACCGCTAGCATCTTCTTGGTCGCACTGGTCAGTACCTCGCCGTCGACGTGGTGGAACGCCTTGCCGAGCGTGACCTCCGTGGACTCCGGGCGGAGCTTCGACTCCTTCAACGACTCATGGAAGTGGGCCCGAGCCTCGTCCCGGTCCTTGGGTGCGCGGTGGCGGTCGGCCTTGAAGAACTTGTCGACGGCGTGCTCACCCTTACCCGCCCCCTTGTTGGCGCTCAGGATCTCCCGTCCCCACGTCTTCTCCAGAGTGTCGTCGTCGACACCGAGCTCCTTCATCAGCGGGTACAGCGGGATCTTGTCGGACGACCCACGCGCCATGTGGAAGAGCTTCTTCTCCGGGTCGAACGTGACGTCGAAGGACCTACGACTAGGCACATTGAACTGCGCTTCGAGAACACCAGACTGCCGACGGCGCGTGTAGACTCCAGGCTTGAGCTGCCACTGGTTGTCCACTTGGTGCTCCTGCCCGTCGACCAAGTAGGTGTAGCGCTTGGTCATCGCGGGGAGGTCAGCGACCTTCATGCGTCGCCGCTCGAGCACCTTCCCCGTCTCGTTGTCCTTCAGCGCCAGGGTGGCCACAACAGGTGTAGCCCAGGTACGGCCGTTGACCTTCGCGCGGTACTGCCCCTCGATGTCCTCGGGGTCCGCCTTGTGCTCTTCTACGCTCACTCCCTCGAGGTGGACGCTCGTCGCACGCCCCTGCAGCGGGAAGTGCGACTTGATTCCCTCGACGACGCCATCGCGTAGATCTCTGGTCGCTTCCCTAGGATCTAGGTAGGCCATGCTCGTACTGCGTAGGGTACCCCACGCTGCTTCGCCCTCGCAAGAACACGCGGCCAACAGGCATAAGAGCTATGAGTGCGAACAACCGCAAGGAGGCCGCATGTCACCCGACCCGAACAGCAAGACGCAGCTCGAAGAGGACGTCGAGAACCTCTTCGACCCAACACAGCCAGCACAAGAAGAAGAAGAAGAAGAAGAGGAAGACAAAGGAGGGGAAGAGTGCTGACGCTCTTCCTCTGGGGGTTGGTCCTCGGCGTCATCGAGGGCGCATGCGCTTGGATGATCGAGGAGATGTGGTTGCGTGGCCATCATCAACCCGTTCTCCGATAGGCTCACCGTCGTCCCCGGCACCCGCATCCTTCAGGACTCGTTCGGGCTCGTGGGGTGTTCTTTCGAGGACCCCCGCGAGCCGGAGCGGGTGTGGGTCGTCGTGGGCGCCTACGCTCCTATTGCGTCGAGAGCCGTGAGTGGTATCCGCGCTCGCGTCCTAGACCAGAAGGGGTTCGTTTCTTTTTGCAACCAGCGCGACCTCGAAGTTCTGCTGGGTCTCACCAAGGGTGGGCAGTACTGCCCGTGGATGGGGTGCAGCTACTCGTACGTCAATGACGAGGCGGACGGGTGGATCGGCCTGTGCGTCGACGAGGTGGACTTACTAGACGACCTATTTGAAAGAGAGCTGGTTTTACGGGAACAACACGCGTGGGGAGTACTAACCGGGAGCGAGGTGCTCCGACGGGTTCACCGCTCTCGCGACAACGACGTCTCTCGACGAGACATCCTGATGTGGGACGCAGACCCAATCACGGGTCTCGGTCCTGACCCCAGTTTGGCGAACATCCAGTACCGGTGGCGGAGGGTCGAGGAAGAGAAGGTCAAATGGAACCGACTGTAGCGGGCAGCAGTGGTCACTCCTGCGGTGCCTGCGGAAACAACATCAAGCTCGGCGAGGAGATCTTCTTCCTCCACGTCCACCGTCTCGTGTCCAACGAGCAGGGAGTATTCCTCAGCGAAGAGCTCGACGACGATGGCGACTACGTCTACGTCCCCTACTTTCTCTGTGTGAACTGCTGGGACGAGGACTGCACGGCGCTGATGGACACGGTACACGGTGTCCACCCGGACAAGACTTTCCCCTACCTGCGCCAGTGCGATGTCTGCCACTCAAGCATTCTCAGCGGTGAGCTGATCGGACTGCTTGAGTCAGGTGCGCTGTTCCTCTCCGAGCAGCAGCCTCTGGGGTTCCGCTGCGCGGTGAACTTCCACAGCGCGGGGGACCCCTACTACATCTGCACCGTCTGTATGAACGCGCTCAACACCGAGGTGCGCGAGTACTGGGAGGAGGACGTCCGGAACGACGGCGAGTGCCCCGAGGGACTCGAGGAGCGGTGCTGGCGAACAGGGGAGTGCCAACACGTGTGCAAGCACGAAAGGGCGTGGCAGTGGGCATCGGAAAACACTACTTCAGTACCCACGCCCTCCGACGGCTGAGGGAACGATGGGAGGCTGCTCGCACCATGCCGAAGCGGGACCTGCTCAAGCAGCTCGCTTCTAGCCTGCAGTCTGCTACTGACCTCCAGCAGTGTATCCAAACGCCAGGAGGGCTGTATGCGTTGTTCTCACTAGGCGGTGTTGAGGGCTTCATGGTCGTCAAGGACGACTGTGTCGTCACGATCGTGCCCAAGGAGTGGGCGCCAGAAGTCAGCGAGCTCCTCAAGGAGCGAAAGAAGAAACATGGATAAGTTCACGATGTACGTCCTTGCGATGCTGATGTCACCGCAGGGAGACCCCAACAAGGAAACGACGCTCTGGGGGATTCCGTTCAACATCATCGGCGGTGCCGGCGCCGCCAAGAGCGCACGGTTCTTCCAGATCGCACGAGCCCTCAACATGGGCTGCTGGCCCATCTACAGCTCGACAAAGCAGCCCGAGCACTTCTCCGGCGTACCCGTTGCGGGACCCGGCGGCTTCTCCATCGAGTGCATCCTGCCACAGGTCATCTCGGCCATCGACGCACGTGTTGGACTGATCTTCCTCGACGAGTTCAACACCGCACCCAACACCACACAGGCCGCACTTCTGTCCTTCGTGAACGAGCGGCAGGCTGGCGAGTTCGTGCTGCCGCCGAAGGTCCGAATCGGCATGGCGATGAACCCTCCAGACATCGCCACCAACGGCCAGGAGCTGTCCTTGCCCATGGTCAACCGCATGGGGCACTACAAGTATACCAACCCCACGATCAAGCAGTGGCGCGCGTACATGGCCAGCCTCGCTCCCGGAGGCATCCTAGACCTCGGCACGCCGAGTTACAAAGACGCAGAGCAGCAGATCAAGAAGACCTGGGGACAGCACTACTCGTACGTCCACAACCTCACGGGGGAGTTCCTCGAGGCCAACGCTGGAACCTACGTGGTCAAGGACGTCGATAGCGCCGGCAAGGAGGTCAAGCGCGAGGCGAACAAGTTGTACGACGAGCCGGAGCCCGACGACCCACGTGCGGCGCACCCGTTCCCCACTCACCGAACGTGGACGCTAGCCAACTTCGCCGTCACCGGCGCACGCTGCCTCGAGCTCGACGGCGTCATCGAGATCGACCTCGTCGCCTCCTTGGTCGGCGAGGGCCTGGCCGTGGAGTGGCTCAGCTACATGAAGAAGGAGAACCTGCCGAAACCGCAGGACGCCCTCGACGGCAAGTGGCAGATCGTCAAGCGCATGGACATCGTGCGAGCCGTACTCGGCGGTGCCGCCAACTTCACTGTCCACCAGGACGACCTCGGGGAGAAGAACCGGCGTGCCATACAGTGTTGGGACCTGCTGAAACGCTGCATCGATCGTGGTTACTCCGACATCGTCGTGCAGCCCGCCAGGGTGCTGATCATCAACGGCCTCGACTCCGACAGCCCCGACCCGCAGGTGGCCGACGCCGCCGAGGTCGTGTGTGCCGAGCTGAACAACAACGGGATGCTCGACTACATCCTCCGCTCCAAGAAGAAGACCGCATGACCCACAAGGACGCCGAAGCCCTCACCCTCCACCGCCTAGCGCTGGCTAGGGCCGCCGTCCTCGAGAAGGCGGAGTACTACGCCAGCACACTGCTCAACATGACCCCGGTGGTCGTAGACCGCGGGACCATGGGGGTCACCAAGCACCTAGTCCTGTACGTGAACCCCGAGTGGTTCCTGCGAAGCGGCGACGTAGGCACGGACGACAAGTCCGCCGGACTGCTGGCACACGAGTGCGAGCACCCACTCCGAGGCATCGACCGCATCGAGGCGCTGCCCAACAAGGAGATCGCCAACTATGCCGCGGACGCGAGCATCAACTGGAACCTGCGCGAGGAGGGTTGGACGCTGCCTGACGGAGGGGTGTACCCCGAGACCTACGGCCTGCCCGGAGGCAAGACCCTCGAGTGGTACTACGAGAAGCTCGTGGAGATGTGCGACCAGCAGCAGCAGGCCATCTCGCAGCTCACTCAGAGCATGAAGGCACAGGCGGGCTCCTCGGGAGGTAAAGGTAAGGGCAAGGGAAAGAGCAAGGATGGCGGTGACGGCTCTACCGACGGCAGCGGTGGTAGCGGCGGCTCCGATGAGGGCTGGAGCCCCGGCATCGCTGCCGGCGCATGCGGGGGCGTCGCTGGCAACGCGCTAGACCCATCGCTCGAAGCAGAGCTCGACAAAGAGTACGGCAAGAGCGAGGCAGAGGTGGAGGCGATCCGACGGCAAACGCTGGAGGCCATCGAGCAGCACATCCAGCAGTACGGACGCGGCTCCGTTCCAGGTCGCTTCAGCGAGCTCATCAAGACGAAGATCAGGGCGCCGGAGGTAAATTGGCGGAAGAAGCTGCGCCAAGTCTTCCGCCGGACGGTGAGCCTCGCGCAGGCCGGCGGTCGGGACTACTCCATCAGCCGCCCGTCCATGTCCTCCATCGCCACGGGCGCCCTCTTCAGCGGGTTGGTCGACCATCCCGTGATCGTGGCAGTGGTGCAGGACACCTCGATGTCTATGGGGACGCCGCAGTTAGTCAGTGCGCACAACGAGTCGTTCCACATCGCCAAGAGATCGACCACTGGGCGCATCTGGCTGATCCAGGCGGACGTAGACGTCACGCGCTGCGAGCTCGTGCGGCCTACGCAGATCCCCAAGCTCGACTTCAAGGGCCGCGGAGGGACTGACTTCCGCCGGGTCTTCACGAAGTTGGTCAAGCTGCGCCCCCGCCCGAACGTCGTCGTCTACATCACAGACGGCGACGGCGTCGCTCCCCGCCGGCCGCCGCCCGGCATAGAGGTCATCTGGTGCATCGTCCGGACGCCGCACGCCCGCAGACCCGCCTACTGGGGTCACCTCGTGGTGTGCGACAAGAACCAGGCGCTCGCGGACCCCGTGGTTCTCGACGACTGACAGCCCACGCGGCTGGGAGAGGGCAGCGCCCTCTCTTAGCCAGGAGTCATACTAGCTGGGCAGGCCTACGGGCGGGGAGCTTCTCTGGCAGCGGTCTCTGGTCGACGCCAGCGCTCGTGGCCTGCCCGGCCTGCCCCGACTGAACCTTGCCCAGGAACTGCTCGACCAGAGCTGCGAGCTCGGGGCTCTGTGCCTCGAGCGCCATCAGCGCCTGGTCCTGCTGTTGCGGCTGCATTTGCGCAATCTGCGTCGCGTAGGCTTCAGCCATCTGGATGATGTCGATGCCGGGCTTCTGTTTGTCGTTGCCGAGGAGCGACTGCGCCTCTGCGGGGACGCTGTCGCTCATCCCAAGCGCGGCCGCGTGCGGCGGCGCCGGCAGCACCGAAGCCGGAGGCGGCCCCGCCGCAGCGGTCGGCGCGGCACCACCCTGGCCGCCCGCCTGGGCTTGAGCCTGCGCGGCTCCTGGGGGCAGGGCCCCATCGACCCCGCCCGGCTCCCCGGGGGCCTGCGGGCCCTGCTGCGCAGCCATCATCGCCTGCTGCGCCTTCTGCTGGTACTTCAGCATGATGACCTGGGCCTCGCCCTGGATCTCCGCCATGGCCAGCTGCTGCTTGCGCGTCGCCTCGATGCGCTCGGCGCTCTCGCGCATCATGATCTCGTTCTCCTCCTTGATCTCCAGGTCGGAGTCGGCGAGCAGCGTCGTGTCGCTGATCTTCTGCGCTTGGTTGAGCTGCAGGAGGTAGCTCTTCCTCTGCAGGTCGTCCGCCATCTTGAACGGCTTGAAGCGGATGCCGACCTCGGGCCAGCCCATGAAGTGTGCGACCATCTTCATGATCCAGATGGCCATCTGACGCTGGCGCCCGATGTAGCTGATGAAGCCGTTCTCGAGCATACGCATCGAGACGTTGGTGCCGGCGTAGCTGAGTCCTCCCTGGAGAAACTCGCGCGGCACGCCCATGCCCATGATGATCTGCTCGCCGAGCTGCTGCATCTCACCCTGCAGCAGTAGTGCCTTGCCGTCGCCTCCGATGGTCTGGTTGCCGAGCGGCAGCGGCATGATGGGGATGTAGTTGTTGTCGAAGCGCCAGCGCGCGATCTCCTGTGCGACCTGGTCCCTCCACTCGGTCAGGTTGATGGTGGTGAACGGATCGGCCGTACCTGACGCCGCCTGGGGGAACAGAACGCGCAGAGGCACAATATGCTCGACGAGGATGGCCTCCTGCGCCTTCTTCATGATCTGCAGGTAGAACGCGTCCTTCAAAACCGGCAGCACCAGCGGAAGACCCCACCCACGGTCCTGCCACGCAATAGTCGCCCTCTTCAGATGAAAGAAGTTCGACTTGCTGAAGATCACACCCTTCTGCTGCCGGATGGCCTGCAGGAAGATCTGCGGCATCCCCTCGACCACCTCTTTCTTGCCTAGTGTGATGTCGGCACGCAGCGGCGCGGGGATGGTGAAGAAGTAGGTGTACGCACCCGTGATCTGGTTGTAGTTGATCTCGATGTCTTCCACGTTCCAGCGCACGGGCTTGATGCCGCTGGCGTCGCGGTAGTACCAGTCCTTGGGTGTGGCGGCGCCGGTGTGCTTGCACGACGGGCACGACAGCCGGAATTCGTTGCTGCTAAACGTCCAGTGGTTGCGGATCCTGCGCGCCTGCTCATTGAAGCCGCAGTGGGCACACTTGAGGTACTTCTGGAACGGGAAACTCAGGCTCACGGCCGCGTTGCCGTAGGTGTTGTAGTCGAGGCCGCACTCCACCTGGAACGGCCGGATGCGCGCCGTCTCGTAGAAGAACTCCTTCCACTTCAGCACCACCTCCTTGTCCTCGTGATCGATGATCATGTCGGTCACGGGGTACTCGGAGAGCTTCTGGATGATGGCGTTGATGAGCGGGTTGGTCAGGTAGTAGTAGCGACAGAACTGGAATAGCTGCTTGACGGTCGTCGGCAGGTAGGTGTGCGCGATGTCGAAGAACGGCGACGGGTACGCCACCGAGTACGGGCTCGCGCCCTGCACGCGTCCGCGCGTCAGCGCGGTGCTGAATCGGCCCGCGCCTCCACCGCCGAACGTGAAGTTCCCTCCAGTGAAGCTCATAGCATCAGACCTTCAGGTGGCTTGCCGAGTGCGGCGTTGGAGTACATCCGAGGCACCGCCTCACTCATACCAGAAGGCTCGACGCCGGGTGCGGAGGGGTTGTGGCCGAGCTCCTCCATGGGCGGCTTCTTCAGCCGACCGCTGACCGCACCCACGGCAGCGTCGATCCCCTTGCCGACCCCCTTACCTACGGCCCCCAGGCCTCGACCGAGGAGCTCGGAAGCACCCATGGGCAGGAAGGGCGCCGACATGAAACCGGCGTTGTTCCCCATCTGCTGGAGGAAGCGCTCGCCTCGGCCGCGACCCTCGGGGTCCTCGTCCTGCCTGCGGGCGAGCTCGGCGCCAGCCATACCCACAGGCAGCGCCACCATGGCCTTGCCCAGTGCGCCCTGGTGCTGCCACTGCGGCTTCAGGCCGAGCCGCCAGAGGTCCTTAACGCCTTCTCTTGACCCCAGCGACTTGACCAGGCCCGGCAAGCTGGTGAGCCCCTTCTGCTCAGCCTCGTGAGCGACGTCGTACCGAGCCCGTGCGGCGGAGACCGCTTTGGTCGCCTGCTCGACCAACTGCGGGTTGCCTTTCTCCTGCGCTGCTTCTAGCGCCTTCTTGGCCCCGCCGAGTGCCTTGACTGCTTCCCCGCTCCCGGTGTCGAAGCGCAGGCCGTGGAGCGCGCGTGTGTACTCGGCCGTGCCGCGTGCTGCGCCGCCCGGCACTAGACCCGTGAGGCCGTGCACCTGACGTTGCCCGAAGCGGGCGAAGGAGCTCACGGGGTTGCCCTTCCCCTCGGCCACAGCTTGAAGAGTCTTGGCCGCGGCCGCGCTGCTGCCTCCGGCCGCCAGTCCTCCCACGCCACCAACAGCCGCCCCGAGTGCAGCACCCTTGCCTGCGCCGCTCGCGGCGCCACTGAGCGCGCCCGCCAGACCGCTGCCGCCCTCCGCCTTCGCGTCCTGGTAGCCGCGGTAGGCGCCGGCCGCGCTACCGGTCAGGGCCCCCGCAGCAGTCCCGAGACCGAGGCCGACACCGGCGCCGCCGGCGCCGCGACGGATGAAGTTGACGACGCCCGGCAGAGGCGCCGCGCTCTTCTCGAACTCGCGCTCGAAGGACTCGAGTACCTGAGGATCAATCGCGGCCATGGTAGAGGAGTGGTAGTTGGTCCTGCAGTTGCTTGCGGTTCCCTTCGAGCAGCTGCCAGGCCGTCAGCATGCGCCGGAGCTGCTCGTTCTCCACGCTCGTGGGTGGCGGTGCGGTCCGGCTGGCACGCACCGCGTCCCACCGAGCCTGGACGTCGTCGACGTCCACAGGGTACCCCGTCGCGTCCACGGTCACGAAGTCGAGTGGAGGGATTGGGCAGAACATCCCGTCGTGCAGGTGGACCACGCTGAGGTACGTCTTGACCTCCAGGCTCCACTCCACGCCGGCCCGGAGCCGGCTGACGGTGTCCACAGCGATCAGAGCCTGCGGGACCGTCAAGCCTTGTATCACCTCGAAGTCGGGGGCGTAGCCTGACAGCGCGAGCGCGCAGGGCGTGAAGACCTGCCACTCCTTCCAGAACTCGTCTCGCAGATGTACTACCCGGATGGCCTGCAGCTTGTCGGCGTTGAGCTCGCTCAGGCTGTTGGTGCGGAAGTCCGACAGGATGCGCAGCTCGAGGACCTCCGGCTCCCACTGCAGCCAGTCGGGGCCGTACTTGCGCAGGAGCGCCAGGTCGAGCACGAAGGGGTGCGCGTCGGGGTGCTGGAACAGGTTGATGGTCGTAGGTAGGCGCGGAGGTGGCTCGACGTCGGTGCGCGCACGGTCGTCCTCCACCTCTGCGGTCTCGGGGACCTCCGTCACGTCCTCCTCGGGGTACTCCGAGAGGACCTCGTGCAGCGTCCGACCCGCCTCTTTCAGCAGGCTGCCAGAACCGTATGGGAAGAGGTCGTCGGACATCTCACGACGTCGACGCCCCCTGCGTGGCGCTCTTCGAGTTGTTCACCATCCGCATCAGGATGAGCTTCTGATCACGGGGAAGGGAGTCGAAGATCCCCGTCGGGTCGCTCTGCAGCGCCTTGGCGAACTCGTCGCCGAAGCGCATGGCGACCATCGGCTGCCGCGCCTTGGCGAACTCCACCAGACTGGGCACGCTCATGTACTCGGCGCCGAGCACCACGGCGTCCTTGGGGTTCGCGGTGTCCGCCTCGGTGGCGGGCCTCGCCGTCTTCTCGGTGCCGAACGTGGTGAACCAGGGGTCCATGCAGTCCCGGTCGTATGACGCCTCTATGCCCGCGTACTTGTCGATCTCGTGCAGAGCCCGAGCGAAGACGTCCGGAGGCAGCACGCCGAGCTGGTCCTTGAGCTCGTCGTACAAGCTCTGGTGCTCGGCTTCCTTGAGCAAGTCCTCACGCGCAGCGAGCTCGGTGAGAGTGTGCAGACGCGGGGCATAGCCGGGGGCGCCGTAGTGGTCGGCGGTCTCGCTCACAGGGATGCTGAGGGCGCTGGCGCGCTTGACCAGGTTCGACGCGAACTCGCGTCGGTCCTCGGGCTCCATCTCTTTCCAGTGCCGATCGAAGTAGGAGCTCGCCTCCTTCACCTGGTGGAACCCGTCGAGCGGGTAGCACTGGATGCTGGGCATGGCGTAGTGCTCCGCCGTCTTCTCCTTCACGACCTTGGGCGGATCGTGGCTGGTCACGTCCACGTGGGGCACGAGCACCTTCTTGTTCTGCGGCAGGCCGGGCGGCTGCTCCTTGTGGCTGCTGCTGATGTTCGTGTCGGGCTCGACGCCCGAGGCCTCCTTGAACATCGTCTCGAGCTCAGCGTCGATGCTGTTCGTCTCCACGGCTGCCACTTTCTCCTCCCACCCGAACGCGTCCAAGAGGGACGCCACCTTGGGCGCGACCACTGGAGACTTCGGCTTCTCGTTCGGCAAGGTCCTGCTGGGAGCTGCCTGCAACGGCATGTCCCAAGTGCCGACGACCTCCGACTCCTTCTCCGTGACCCGGCCGTCGGAGTCCTTCCAGAACTGCTGCTTGCGGGTGACCTCCGGCATCACGCCCTCCCGGCCAGGGTCAGGAGGCTCTCCGGCGGGTCTACGTTGTACCAACCACAGGCTGTGACCAGGTTCGAGGCCGCCACCTTCTGCGCCTCGAGGGGCAGCCGGTGCGCCGTCTTCAGGAAGTACTCGACGCTCAGGCACGTGTTGCCCTCGTCGACGCAGGCGTACTTCCTGAGAACCACGCCGTCGTTGTGCAGCACGAGCGCGAAGACGTCGTCTGGAAGACTGGCGCGGTCCACTGAGGACAGCGGCATCGCCGTCTTCACAGCCTCCGGCACGGAGTCGTAGGTCGGGAAGACCTGCTTCAAGATCTCCCCGGTCGGGTCATCGAACACGTCTAGAACCAGACCGCTGATCTTCTCCATCGGCTCCTCGTGGGCAGCGTAACCGCTCAGGGATCTACCCGCAAGAGTAGCCCGCTGCGCGCAAGAAAGGGAAACATGCGGGCATAAGGGAAGTGAAGAACAGCGCGGAAGGTAGCGCTAGGAGGCCCGATGACGAAACAGTGCCCGAAGTGTGGGCAGCTCAACGTGCAGGTGTTCCAACACGAAGGCAGAAGTGCCACCGTCTGCAGGACGTGCAACTGGACCGGCCCCGGGTGCTTCGGGGAGAAGTGGGAGGCGCACAACCCGAAGTGCTTCGGAGGCAACGACTCCACCTACTGGAACGAGGAGGAGAAGACGCACAAGCGCCCGCAGTGCGGTCTGTACCAGAGCTGCGCCGCCGAGATGAACCGCCAGAGGATCCAAGGGATCTCGCCTCTCACCGTCCCTGTGCAGCCGCCGCCTACCGCGCTGCCGGTGATTCAACCAGGCACCGTGACCCCGCCCATGATCATCCCGAGACCACCCCCGCAACCACAGCAGAGCGTGACGATCCCCATGCCCGATGGGACGAAGAAGACGCTGACGCTCACCCCGCCGCCAGGCCCCGCGCAGCCGCGGTCCGTGCAGGTGCTGCCGGCACCCCCACCTCCGATGCAGATGCCCGCCGCCGCGGTGCCGCAGGTGCAGGCGACGAGCGGACAGCCCCAGCCGATGATGTACCAGACCACCCACAACGGGCAGCCGATGCTGGTGATGATGGTACCTCCGCACATGGCGCAGGCACCGAGCCTGGTCCCGCAGAACACTGTGCAGCCCGGGACTCAGGCCATGGCTGTACTCACGGTGATGGAGCCGATAGAACTCCCGTACTTCAAGCGATTCGTTGGCAGCGTGGGGAGGTCCATGCTGAAGTACGGCTTCCTCAGCGCGGCGAACATGATGGACCACGTCCCGTGGTGGGGGTAACGGAGGAGTAGGATGCAGGTGATACTCCGGAGGCCGGACCGCGGCTATCTGGACAGCATGCTGTGGGTGCCTCGAGCGTTCATCGACGTGGAGGGCACCAAGCGTGCGCTCAGCTACGAGTTCCAGGGATACGGAGGCACCTCGCAGTACGTCTACTTGTGGCAGGAGGCGGAGCACCACCTCCTCCTGCCACGGGCGTTCTGGCCACCAGCGCAGCTGGCGTTCCCCGTAGTGGACTGTCGCCCACGAGCGTACCAACACATGCCGTTCAAGAGCCGCATACGGCTCGACCATCTACCGCAGGAGCTCAACGGCGTCGTGCAGCTCCTGCCCACCGGCAGGGACGTGCAGCAGCGCTCGATGGTTGCCCTGCTGTCGGCGCCCTCTGGGATTCTTCAACTAGCCTGCGGTCGAGGAAAGACGGTAATCGCACTAGAAAAGATAGCCCGCGGGCAAGTTCCAGCCATCGTACTGCTCGACAACACGAACCTCCTCTACCAGTGGAAGTGCGAAGCGGAGGAGCTGCTCGACATACCCGGGGGCATCGGGGTCATCGGGGACGGGAAGAAGCAGTGGCAGAAGGCGCTGGTGCTCGCCACCTATCACTCCATCGCGAACTGGTCGGACACCATGCCGGAGGAAGTCCGTCGGTGGTTCGGTCAAGTCTTCTGGGATGAGGGCCACCACGTCTCGGCGCCTACGTTCGCCAAGACCGCGGGGCTCTTCTACGGCAACCGGTACTCGCTCACCGCCACGCCCAACCGCGATGACGGCATGCACGTCATCGCCGACGCGCACATCGGCAAGGTCCTCTACAAGGACCTCACCCCGATGATGCTGCCGCGCTTCGCCTTCGTGTGGACCGACCACCGGATCGACGCGACGGACCCCACCGTCGCCACGCAGGTGCTGGACCAGAACAAGGAGGTGCACCTCAAGAAGGTCTACTCCTACTTCGGCCAGTGGCGGTCACGCCTGAACATCATCCTGCGCATCTGCTACGAGGCGCTGAGTTTCGGGAGACGCGTGCTGGTGCTCTCCGACAGCGTGGGGGAGGTAGTGAACCTGCACACGGCCTGGTGCCAACACCCGGGCAACCTGTACACCGACATCACGCCGCCCACACCGGCCGACATCGGCGAGACGCTGCAGCCCGTCAAGCTCTCGGACCGTGACCTCCACAAGCTCGAGGCGTACCGCACCAAGCTCGTGAAGCAGTACGAGAAGCAGCAGAAGAAGGACCCCTCGAGCCCGTTGCTCACGCAGTGGTACAACGAGCTGGTCCTCATCGAGCAGGCGCTGAAGCAGCACGAGATCCACAAGCGCCTGGAGAACGAGCTGAAGAAGAGCCAGAAGAAGTACGTCGACCAGCTGCTAGAGCTCGGCGGCCCGTCGGGGTTCCTCACCTACGGCGTCCCGCCCGACAAGCGCCAGGCGTTCCTGGCCGAGAAGCAGCTGAACTTCTCCATCACGAAGTACGGCAAGGAGGGCCTGGACTGCCAGGAGCTCGACACCGTCATCCTATCGTCGCTCTTCGCCAGCAGCAACAGCCTGCAGCAGCTCATGGGGCGCCCTACGCGACCTCTTCCCGGTAAGAAGAGCCCGCTGATCGTCTTCCTTGTCGACGACGTGGGGCAGTGTATAGGCATGAGCAAGAAGCTGCAGTCCCACCTACGGTCATGGCCCAAGGAGGAGGGCGGACCGTACGAACCGATCCTCGTGAACCACCCAGCAACATGGACATTCAGAAAAAGTACCGCACTCCTGACGGACTTGCTATCGCGCTGATCCACACGGGCGGCCTCCGCATCATCGGCAAGGTACCCGACGGCACGAAGCCGGGTGACGTCGTCACCGCCAAAGACTGCATCGAGCTCCGGGCGGGGCTCGCCGTACTGCCCACCCCACAGGGCATTGTGGCGCAGGCCCAGCTCCTCGCCGTGCTGGTGGACGGAGCCGCCGGCTTCGTGGACATCCCGCTCGTCGTCCACACCATCCGCTACCTCGACGACATGGAGGGCGAGGAATCGGACAAGTACGTTCGGGCCATCCAGGAGCGCATGGAGGGCGCTCAACGCGCCCGCGCGGAGCGCGCCGGTATAACACTGGCAACGGACCTACCAAGAGGAGGGCCCAATGGAGGCATCATCCCGCCGACCGGACGCACGTAGGTCGCTGCCACTCCTGCGCGAAGAGTGGGAGGCGTGCCGTGCGTGCAACCTGGGTGAGCAGCGCGAAGCAATCAGAGGCTCCCTCGTCTTTGGCGAGGGGGCCATGGGTGGCGTCATGCTTATCGGTGAGGGGCCAGGACGCGAAGAGGAAGCGGAGGGCCGGCCATTCGTAGGCGCTAGCGGCCGGTTCCTTCGCAGCACGTTGGAGGCGATCGGCCTTCGGCACTACTACATCACCAACGCGGTCTGCTGCCGTAGCTGGGTCTACGACTACGACTCTGAGGGAAAGCCGCGCATCGACTTCAAGACGAAGGCGATCAGGCGTAAGGACTCCCCTCCGAACATGACGCAGATGAACGCGTGCTTCCAGCGCCTGCTCGAGGAGATCTACGTCGTCGACCCCGTCCTCATCGTCACGCTGGGAGGCAGCGCAGCAGAAGTCCTGCTTCGCCGCAGCGTCACGCTGCAAAAGGACAGCGGAGAGCTGCAGTCCGCCGTACTGCCCGGCGCCCTCTTGATCCCCTCGCTCACCGACGTCGCGCGCAAGTGGGCGCGATGGGTCGGCCCCAAAGAGAGCCGGCAGCTGATCATGCCGTTCGCGCAGAACACCGTCGTATACCCACTGCTGCCCCTCTACCACCCCGCCTACGTCATGGCCTACGCCGCCGACAAGCGGCCCGGCTCACCGATGAACATGTTCGCTACGGGCATGATGAAGGCCCGCGACATCTACCTGCGCTACATGCAGGAGATCGGCGGCGAGAACGTCACCGAGTACGAGACCACGGAAGACGACATCTACGAGGCTCAGCTCAATGCAAATTCCGATTCCCACGAAACTTCCAACCGAGATCCCTGAAGTTCAGGCCTTCGAGGACGCGAGGGCCATGCTCTACGCCTTCCGCGAAGCGAACCCACAGTTCTTCCAGCACTACGACGCACTGGTCGAGGACTACAACCAGAAGCGCGAGGCCGCCGACAAGGCCGTCCGCGCCGCTGACGTGTCCTGCGGCTCCTGGGACCAGTACCAGCGCTACACCGCCTACGACTGGGAGAAGCTCTACGAGGCCCTGGGGCGCGAGCGCTTCATCGAGGCCGGAGGAAAGATCGGCAGCAAGAAGATGTTCAAGGGCGACGTCAAGCGTCTGGAGATGGCCATCGCCCAGGGCATCGTCCCCAAAGACGTAGCCGAGGCGTGCACCGAGATCGAGACCAAGTACCACGTCCCACCCGCGGCGGTGGTGCCGTGATCCAACCCAGCACGTGGGAGCTCGTCTCTAGCCACACCGGGCTCAAGGAGCAGGGGACGCTGATGGGTGAGCCGTTCTCTACCCTGGCTTACCACGCCAGCGCCTCCCCCAACCCAGCTCGGGTGACGGTCAACGTCGGCAGCGGGGTCGACTACAACCAGGTGAAGGTCTCCGTCACCATCAACGTCGTCTGCCCGCAGCGTGAGGACTTCATCCAACTCGCGGCCGAATCCGCCTTCCTCAAAGCACTCGAGATGGTGAACGAGGCAAGCGCTACTCTGGGAATCCCCACCCTACCCAAGGCCTACTGATGCCCATCCGTGGAACCCTGAAGACGAGCGACCTGCGCATCGCGCAGATGCAGTTCGACTTCCTCAAGCAGCCGATGCACGTCCACGCGCTCGCCGCTCTCGTCGACCCCGCGATGGGTACGACGAGGGCGTGGGTTCCAGCCACGGGAGTCGTCTGGTCCAAGGAGACCGCGGCGGCACTGACACGACTGGTCTCGTGCATGGAGCAGGACATCGCGTCGGCCCTCATGGCCACCTCCGAGGCGACGAGCGCCCCGAGTGACGGGCGCGCGGCGCCGACGAGCGGCATCGGCGAGCTCGTGACCGGTTCCGGTCCGCCGGACGCCCCCTCGATGTAGGGGTGCACGCGGGTTCGATCCCCAACCGCTTGGGGTGACGCGCGTAGCCTTTGACACCAGCCGGATTGGGTCTAGCTTCACAGACCCTCGCGCCAGCGGGCCGGCATAAGAGCGGAGAAGGAGGGTACCCCCATCGCTTCGTGGGAACACCAGCTACTGTCTCGAATCATCCGTACGGGCAACCTTAGCGCGGTGATCGACTGGGGCATCTCCCAGCAGGACTTCACCACCTCCGAGGCCTACACCATGTTCGGCATGATGCTGGGCTACTACTCAGCAGCGGGCACGGCCGGGTCGGTCTGGGGCCCCTACGCCCTGGCCAACACGTTCCCGACGTTCCCACTCTACGACGACCCGGGCATGACGCTGGAGGCGCTCTGCCTGGAGGTGCGGGCGAACCGGCTCAGAGCCGAGGGCAGCAAGCTGCTACTCGAGCTCGGGGACATGATGAACACCGACCCCATCGGCGCCATCACCCTGATGCACCAGAAGGCCGCCGACCTGCAGAACGACTGCACGCCGAAGAAGACCGACGTCCACTTCGCTGACGGTTTCGCTCGAGTCGTCGACGAGATGAACAAGATCGGCGCCGGCGTCGACGTCTCGGTCTGCCCCTGGCCGTGGTTCCCCATCCAGCGCAAGACGATGGGGATCCGGAAGCACGACTACATCGTGTTCTTCGGCCGGCCGAAGAGCATGAAGAGCTGGATTCTCTGCTACTTGGCCGCCTGGTTCTTCGAGCACAACAAGCGGATTCTGATCTACTCGAAGGAGATGCCGCCCGACGAGATCTGGGAGCGCGTCGGCTGCGTCATCGCGGGCGTAGACTACGAGCGGTTCGTCACCGGGACGCTGGTCCCCGACGAACGCTACGCCGTCTACAACGTACTGGAGTTCCTCCAGGTCTGCCGCAGCCAGCACACGGTCGTGTGTCTATCGGCCAAGGACGCTCCTGGTGGCAACGACACCGTCGCCTGGCTCGCGAGCAAGGTCGAGAAGTACCAACCCCACGCCGTCTTCGTCGATGGGCTCTACCTGATGAAGGACCAACAGCGCGCCAAGGTCAAGCACGAGCGGGTCAGGAACATCTCCAACGACCTGCGTCAGCTGATCCTCCACTACGACGTCCCAATCATCGGCACGGTCCAGGCCAACCGTGACGCAGCAAAGAACGAGGAGGCGAACACCGACGAGATCGCCTTCAGCGACTCGCTGGGCCAGGACTGCACCCACCTCATCCGCGTGATCAACGAGAAGAACGCCGACACCATCGCGCTCGTGATGAGCAACGTGGCGAGGCGGTTCAAGCTGAACGGTTTCCGCATCTACGGCATCCCCGCCGTCAACTTCAGCGTGAAGGACGAGGAGCTCACGGCGAAGGAGGCAGACCGCCTCGTGCGCAAAGAAGACGCCGACACCAAGGAAGCCGTCGGCAAGCACAGCAAGAGCGGCAACGGTCAGACCAGCGGTAATGGGCAGCACCCAACGCCTTTCGGCCGTCAGACACAACAACAGTCACTGCAGCAGGCGCAGGACCAGGCCGAGACGGTGGCCACCGCGGCGATGATCCACCAGGTACAGAACACACTCCAGTAAGCGAGGCGGAGGATGGATGTCTCGCAAGAGATCTACGACCTAGCAGAGCGCTACCTCGGGAGGGTCCGCCGGTCGGGTCCCGAGAACATCATGGCGGTCTGTCCCTTCCACCAGGAGTCGACGCCTTCGTTCGCGATGAGCCTGGTCAACGGGGTGTTCTTCTGCCACTCCTGTCACGCGAAGGGCGCACTGCGCACGTTCTTGCGCGACATGGGCCTAGGCGCGCAGGCTATCAAGCTGCGCTACGAGGCCCTGATCGAGGCGGCACGACAGAACTCGCCGAAGCCGCCGGACCCGCTGCGCCCGGGCGTCTTCGACATGAGGCCAATCGACGAGACCTTCCTAGGCCTCCTCGACTACTGCCCTACCGACCTCGTCCACGCCGGCTTCGGAGAAGCGGTGCTACGTCACTTCGAGGTGGGCTACGACCGCTGGCACAACCGCATCACGTTCCCGCTGCGCGACATCGCCAACCAGCTGGTGGGAATCAGCGGCAGGGCCGTGGGCAACGACGTGCGCCCGCGCTACAAGGTCTACGACAAGGAGTACCGGGTCTGGGGCCTGCCCGAGCGCCTCAACTGGAACAAGAGCCACCTCCTGTACAACGCGAACACGGTCTACCCCTCCATCATCCAGCACAACCCGAACGCGCAATTCGTAGCCGTCGTGGAGGGGTTCAAGGCCTGCATGTGGGTCTACCAGGCCGGCATCACCAACGTGGTCGGGATCCTAGGAAGTTATCTGTCCTGGGAGCAGCAGTGGGTCCTTGAGCGCATCGGCGTGCCGGTGTACCTATTCTTGGACAACAACAACGCCGGACTGATCGGCACACTCAAGGCAGGCGCGGCCCTACTGCGAAGCCTGCCAGTAAAGGTCGTCGAGTACCCAGAGCGGTTAGAACACGACAGCAAAGCACAGCCAGACAGCCTCTCGCCTGAAGAGGTGTTGGAGCAAGTAGGTTCGGCAGCGCCGTATGAACCGTGGCTCCAGAAGAAGTACGCAAGCGCAACAACGGGCTAGAACGCCCAACGAGGTAGACACAATGTCATTCGGAAAGAACCCTGAGCAACTCTCCCGCATCGTCCCCTTCGGGGGAAACTTGAGCCAGCGCGCTCGTCACCTGACGCACTCACGGCAGCAGTCCCGCAGCAGCGGCGGCGGCGCACCCTACTGGATGGAGACCTTCAAGGTCCCTCAGGACCACGCGCGTTTCGGTCGCCTGATCCCCGGTGCCTACGCGCAGGAGATCTCCTACGACGACAAGACCACCCAGACGGTCACGTTCGAGTACGTGATGTTCAAGGAGCACTTCATGGGCGGCCACGTGAACCGCGGTGGCGTCTGCTCCTCGGGCCCGTTGTTCGGCAACCGCCACCTCCGGCAGCCCTGCCTCGGCTGCGACATCTTCTGGGAGGACGTCGAGGCGCGCAAGGCGAAGAAGGCCGCCGGCGACAGGACCAAGGGCCCCAACCGCATCTCCACCCGCGACATGTTCGCGTTCACCTGGTTCGACTACGGGCTCTGGTACCACGCGCCGCGCTACGACGACCGCAACCAACCGGTCACCGATCAGAGCGGCAACCAGCGCTACGACTGGGTCATGGGCCAGGACAACGATGCTCGCTACGCCAACTGCGAGCGGAAGTACGGCCACCTCATCGCGTGGCCCATGGGCGAGACCTACAAGGAGACGCTGCTCAGCGCCAACGACTACATCATGCAGGACTGCACGAACTGTGGTCAGCGCGGGTCCATCCAGTTCGTCAGCAAGAACTGCAGCCAGTGCGGCACGGTCATCTACGACGCCACGACCAGCCTCACGCCCGAGACCCGAACCAACCTCGACTCCAATCCGTTCCAGTGCCAGTGCGGCAACTACAACTTCCTCACCGAGGTGATCAATTGCTCGTGTGGTAACGGCAGGCGCGCCACCATCTTCGACGTGGACCTGCAGATCACGGCGGTGGGGTCGAAGGGGCAGCAGACCTTCCTGCAGATCCTCAACCGCAGCGAGCCGCGCCTCATCCAGGTCGCCGACCAGAGCGTGCTCGCCAACATCAAGCCGCTCGACCTGATCAAGAAGTTCGCGCCCACCCCGCTGGACAAGCAACGGGAGTACTGGGGGAGCGCCGTCCAGGCGCCGCCACAGCAGCAGCAGCAGCTGCCGTACGGGCAGCCGATGATGGGCATGCCCCCTCAGGCGCCACCGGCGCAGCAGTACGGGCAGCCGATGATGGCCCCGCCGATGCAACCGCCGATGCAACCGGGCTTCGCGCCACCTCTGCAGCAGGTGCTCAACCCGCCGCAGCTGCCTACCGCCGTGGTGCCGCAGGCACCCCCGGCACCGCAGCTTCAACCGATGCAGCCGATGGGAGCACCTCCCATGATCCCCACAGCGCCGCCGGCGATGTCGCCACCCCCGATGCCCGGGTTCGGCGGTGGTGTGATGCCCGTGCCGGGGCTCCAACCCGCCCCCGGCTTCGGACGAAGGTGAGCAAACCAGGGCCCGCCCCTCCGGGGGCGGGCTCTATCCACGACCATGGCAGGCTGGAACGTCGACCTACCCCCGACCATGTACTTTGGTCCGGGATACACCACCTGCCCGTACACCGGGCAGGACCTCGGCACCATCATCCGAGAAGCCATCGCCGAGAAGTACGTCGCCATCGACACCGAGACCACCGGGCTCGTGAAGTGGAAGGACCTACCTCTCTTCTTCTCTCTCGCGTGGGGCCGTAACCGGCGCGTTACTCTTAGCGCCGAGTTTCTTCCCTACTTCCTAGAAGCCTTCGCCGACCCGAACAAGGAGTGGATCCTGGCGAACGCGAAGTTCGACGCGCACATGCTGGCCAACGTCGGCGTTGTCCTACGCGGCCGCATGAACGACGTGCAGGTGATGCACGCGCTGCTCTACGAGGACAAGCCGCACAAGCTGAAGTTCATCGCTCAGCACATCCTCGGGTGGACCTGGGCGGACTTCCAGGACACCTTCGGCAAGATCGGCAAGAAGCAGTCGGCGCGAGAGCTACTCGAACGTGCCGCCCGAGAGAACTTCGCTCTCCTGGTCGAGTACGCCGCCAACGACGCCTGGGGCACACTGCTCATCTACCGCGAGCTCCAGAAGCAGCTCGAGAGCTCCTTCACGCACTCGCTCTTCAGCCGCATCCCTCCCTACATCAACACGATGTGGGACTACTTCGACAAGATCGAGGTCCCGTACACCAAGGTGCTCTGGAAACAGGAGCGCCGCGGCGTCCTCATCGACGTAGAACGGCTCGACAAGGCGCGCCCCGAAGCGGAGGCGGAGATCAACCGCGTGGGCCGGGAGCTGGTGCGCATCGCGGGCAAGATGATCAACCTCAACAGCCCGGACCAGATGCGGGCCTACTTCGTGGACGAGCTCGGGCTCAAGCCACTGAAGATGACCAAGGGAGGCAAGAGCGGAAACCGACAAGCCAGCGTGGACGCCGACTTCTTGGAGCACTACCGCCACGACCACCCCTCGTGCAGTCTCGCGCTGGAGCACCGTGAGTACACGAAGCTCCACGGCACCTACCTGGTCGGCATCCGCGACCTCTGCGACCCCGCGGGGCGCATCCACAGCTCCTTCAACCAGGACATCGCGCGCACCGGCCGCCTCTCCAGCTCGGACCCCAACCTCCAGAACATCCCGCGACCGGAGAACGACCGGTGGGGGATGCGCGACGCCTTCATCACCCTGCCCGGGTGGCGCATCCTGGCGCTCGACTACAGCCAGCTCGAGATGAGGCTCCTGGCGGCCGCAGCGATGGAGGAGTCGATGATCGACATCTTCCGCCGCGGCTGGGACATCCACCAGGGCAACGCGAGCCTGATGTTCGGCCTGCCCTACGACCACATCGACTTCTGCCGCAACGTGCTCGAGAAGAGCCTGAAGCAGGGGAAGGTCGAGCACAATGAGGTGTTGGACTTCATCAAGGAGAAGATGGAGGACGTGCTGAATGCAGTGCAGCAGCGCTACGGGCTCAACGTCGACGGCGCGCTCGCCTACATGCGCGAGTGCGTCAAGGCCAGGAACGACACCAAGTCCATCGGCTTCGGTCTGAACTACGGTATGGGCGCCGGCAAGCTCAGTAGGCAGATCAACTCGTCGCTCCAGGAGGCGCAGGAGAAGATCGCCATCTACAAGGAGACGTACCCCGCAGTGGACAAGTTCTTCAAGGAGGCGGTGGAGGAAGGCAAGAAGTACGGGTACTCCTTCACGGTCCTCGGCCGCCGCAGGAACATCCCGATGATCATGTCCCACCGCAAGGACGAGCAGGCCTTGGGAGAGCGACTCGCGGTGAACACCCAGATCCAGGGGTCGGCGGCAGACGTCGTCAAGATGGCCCAGCTGAACATCGACGCCATGGGCTACGACCAGAAGTTCGAGTGTCACTCGCTCCTGCAGGTGCATGACGAGCTGGTCTTCGAAGCGCCGGAGGAAGTGGTGGAAGAGCTACGACCAGAGATCGAGTACCTGATGGCTCACCCCTTCTGCGTCGAGCTTTCGTGCCCACTCGAAGCAACAGGCGGTACCGGAGCGTCATGGGGACAAGCAAAGTAGCCGCAGAGCTCAATCGTCGCGTGGCCCTGCGCACAGGGCAGCCGGTGCGGGTGGTGCGCGAGGTCACTTCCACTCTCGTTGACGCCCTCATCGAGGAGCTCGTGGGCAGCCGGGAGGTCATCATCAGTCGACTGGGGCGGCTTCGCGTCGTCACCAGCCGGGTGAATCGCACTGTCCCGCTACCGCAGAAGAATGGGGCACGGGAGATAGAAGTCGAGGACAACCTACGGGTATACTTCTCCAAGTCGCACAACCTGGCGCGACAGTTGAAGGAGTCCCATGGAAAAACTCGGCGTAGTCGAAGGCGTTGACCAAGAGAGTCTCGAGAAGCAGGCAGCGCAAGGCTGCCCGGCGTGTGGCAGCACGTTGGTGAAGCTCGGGCAGATCCTGAAGTGCCCCGTCCATGGGACGGAGCCGTTCGAGAGTAAGGAGATCCATGGCGGCGAAGAAGGCAGCAACCAAAGAAAAGGGTAAGAAGCAGAAGCAGGAGCCGGAGAAGCCCAAGAAGGCCTCGAAGAAGGCGTCGGCGGTACCTGTAGCGTCGGCGCCCGTCGAGGCCAAAGTGGCGGAGTACACCGCCAACCCGTTCACCAAGCAGCGGGAGCTCTCCTCCAAGGAGAAGCGCGAGGCGCTCCAGGCCCTGCGTACTGAACGCGACGGGCTGCTGTACCCCGCCGACGAAGCGGAGAACCAGTACATGATCCGCCGCCCCACGGGCATCATCGAGCTCGACATAGCGCTCGGCGGGGGCTTCCCCGCCGGCGGCGCCTCGATGCTCAGCGGCCCGTTCAACAGCGGCAAGAGCTGGCTGATGTTCCGTACGATCGCGATGCAGCAGCAGATCTACGGCAACGACTTCCTAGGCGCCGTGCACATCGGCGAGATGGCTTTCCCCTACGACCAGGCGCTGCAGGCCGGCTGCCGGCTGCGCGTTCCCGACGTCATCCTCAACCAGTGGGAAGAGTGGCGCTACTACCGCGGGCTCCCGAAGTTCACGCGGGAAGAGGTGGCGTACTTCCAATCCCAGGTGGGGCACCTCGAGATCATCAGCGGCTCAACAGGCGAAGAGGTGCTGGAAAGCGTGCTCGCCTGCACCGAGAAGAACATCTTCTCCGTCATCGGGGTAGACTCCATCAGCGGTCTGCAGCCAGCCGCCGACGCCGACAAGGACCTCGACGACGCGGACAAGCGCGGGGCTCACGCCACGATGATGAAGCGCTTCTGGCTGAAGTTCGTGCCGCTCATGAACCGCGGGCGCAACTCCACCTCAGTCCTGTTCGTGCAGCAGGTGGTGGCCAACCAAGAGCGCGCCAACATGCACCCCTCCATCCAGAAGTACGTTCAGGAGTGGGCAGTGAGGGGCGGGGAGTCCACCAAGCACTTCAAGCTCATCGACCTCGTGATGTGGAGCGGCGAGAAGATCTCGCGCGGGTCTCAGGACGAACGCGACGTCATCGGCAAGTGGGTGAAGTACCGCACGCTCAAGGGCAAGGCAGGCACCCACGACAACATCTCGGGCGAGTTCCCGTTCTACTACCACCTGGGCGGGGTCGACATCCACGGCGAGCTCATCGCCAGTGCCCTGCGTCGAGGCGTGTTGGTCATAACGCCGCAGGGCATGCAGGCCTTCAGCGCGGAGACGCGGCAGCCCATCGCCGGCATGCTCGCCCGGAACGACCAGGAGTTCCGCACGTTGCTGATGCAGAGCTTCGACTTGGAGCTCGCGCTGCGCCGCGAGGTCCTCACCGCCGCGGGCAGGCCATGTTTGTATCGGTGACGCTCAGCCTCACCACGCAGTACGGAGCCGACGGGTCGCCGGCGTTGGTCATCTCGGGGCGTACGGCCGGGTACGCTGGGGCGCTCAGCATCCCGTGGCCCAACCTGGGAGGCGACCACGTGCTCCTGCTCGAGGGGCGAGAGCCTGTCGACAGGGCCAGCCCCAAACGCCGCCGACGCGCGTCCATGAAGCAGGAGGAAGAAGTCGCGCGCATGCACGGAGGGCACCGCAACATCGGCTCGGNCGGGCAGCGTCCCCGGCCGAAAGAGCGACGCCAGCATCCGCGAGAAGTACCGCATCGAGAACAAGTTCACCTCGAGCAAGGGTATAAGAGTCACGCGGGCGGACCTGAACAAGCTCCGGTCAGAGTGCGAGCGCGGGCAGGTGCCTGTGTTCCAGGTGGACTTCAAGGAGCCCACCACCCTGCGGACGCAGGACCGCTGGGTGCTAGTTCCGTTGTCCGAGTGGGAGAAGAGAATTGTCGAAGCTACTGACGATTGACGACCTCGCCCAGCCAGGCTGGCAAGACGCCCTGCCGAGCGCAGCCTGGCTGGGAGACCTCTACGAGGAGTTCAAAAGGCACGACACCCAACGCCGGCACATCGAGTTCGACATCGGGGGCGACGAAGAGCGAGCCTACGGCATCCACGCCTCCGAGATCTGCGGCTGCCTGCGGAAGGTCGTCTACTCGCTGACGCGGGAGGAGCAGCGAAACTCCCCGGAGCACTCCGACACCAACATGAGGCGCCGGATGCAGCAGGGGAGCGCCGTGCACGGTTTGGTGCAGAGCGACTTCGACCGCATGTGCTGGCTGACCGACGGCAGGGTCGAGTTCCAGCACGAGGTACGGATCGCACCCGAGCTCTACCCCCTGGCTCAGCAGTACGAGATCCACTCCAGTACCGACGGCATCTTCACGCTGTTCGCGAACCACGAGCCTTTCCTCCGCGTCGGGCTCGAGATCAAGACGATGAGCGACAAGGAGTACGAGAAGCTCCGCAAGCCGCTCGACTATCACCTAGAGCAAGCGCACGTCTACATGAAGCTGCTGAACGTGCCGCTGATGTGGTTCTTCTACTACAACAAGTCGAACTCGAACTGGACAGCGCCGAAGGTGCCTTTCCTCGTCGCTTTCGACCACCGCATCTGGGACAAGCTGGAGCACCGCATGCAGCAAGCACACGCGCTCGCCCGAGCGCACACGCTGCCAGAGCGCCAAGAGGGCATGCCCTGCCGCTGGTGCTCCTACTCGTGGAAGTGCCTGCCCACCATCCTGCAGCGAAAGCAGAGCATGGGCAGGAAGCCTCCACCAAGACCAGGGGAGTTCAGACGATGAACCAAGGACTCGTTGTTCCTACTAGCCTCGGGGTTCCGGACCAACAGCAGAGCGCCATCCAGAACTACTGGAACGTCCAAGACAGCGCCTACCAACAACTCGTGATGATGGGATTCGACGAGCTGCCCAAACCGAACGGGGACTTCCCGCACATCACCGCGCAGGACTACGAGAACATCGAGGGCGACCAGTACACAACGACCATGGCTCTGGTAGACCTGTGGTTTGTGTACGCCAAGGACCGCCACGCTTGGGTCGAGGGGCGCAAGATGGCCAAGGAGGAGGAGCTGAAAGACCTCGAGCGCGAGATCAAGCGCACGCGGCGACTCCAGCTCCAGCAGGCCCAGACTTCGAAGAAGGACATGCCCAGCGAGACCGAGCTCAAGGAGGAGGCGCAGTCCTGGCCCGCGTGCCGCGCCCTCCGGCGGGAGATCGCCGAGCTCGATCACGTCGAGGGCGTGCTCAAGGCTCGCATCGAGGGCCTCGAGCGCCTGGCCGCTGGGCTCAGCCGGCAGGTCACCGTTCGTGGCCAGAACATCGACCTCGGAGGCCGCGTTGGCGGCCGCCGCCCAGGCCCCGTCCGATGATCCGCTTCACCCTTCCCGGCGTGCCGCCCTCCTCGAACACCGCTTACTTCACGACGGTGCAGAGGAAGGGCGGCAAGAGCATCCCACTTCGCGTGCTCACCACCGAGGGCAAGAAGTACAAGAGCGGGATCAAGACGCACCTCGCCAAGACGCGCCAGGACGTCCTTGGGTTCTTCCACGCGAATCGACCCTACTGCCTCATCGTGCGCTTCTACATGCTGGACCTCCTGAACGCGACATACGGCAAGCAGGGCGGCGCGGAGAACAGGTATAAGAAGGTCGACGTAGGCAACCGCCTAAAGCTACTAGAAGACGCGCTCACCGATGCCTGCGGGCACGACGACTCACAGCACTTCCGAGTGCTGCTGTGGAAGGAGAGCGCGCGGACACCTGAAGAGGTTCGCACGGAGGTGTGGGCATGGTGCTGGGAAGACGAGGAGTGTCCCTTTGACAGCCTGGCAGGACCCTGAGCTCGCCGAGCTGTTCAGCGGCACGAACTTGACGGAGCTCTACCAGCTCTGCCGCAAGAACGGCTTGGCCGTACCTCCAGGCATGACCCGCGAGCACTACATCGGGTGGCTGACGGGGGAGCTCGCGCTCCACGAGGTAAGCAGCCCCATCGACTCATGGCGCCTGGGTCTCATCGGATTCATCAACGACTACTGGATGACGATGCGGCCGCAGCTTACCTGTCCGGCCAAGAACCTGAAGGACGAGAAGAACCCTGATCCCACACCCTGCTTCCGGTGCTCTGACGCTCAGGTTGTCACGTGCATCGTGCAGAACAGAAAATCTGAGTACTTGATCCGCATGAGGAAGAGATGACCCAGCAGTATTCCATCGACACCTTCCCCCGCACCCTCGAAGCGTGCAACGCGCTCAGTCCGAGCCAGCGCTTCGGCTACATGAACAGGATTGGCGCCCTGAGTACGCACGAGGCCAAACAGGCCTTCGGCGCCGCAGATTCGCAGAGCCAGGCACAAGCACTCTTGGAGGCATTCATGAACTACGACCAGCAACGACAGAACGGACAGCTCCCTCCCACGCAGGCACAGCCGCAGCAGCAGCCGATGCAGCTCCCCTACCAGCAGCCGCCTCAGATGCCTCAGGGCGCTCCGCCGATGCCTGCTCAGCCGCCTCAGATGATGGCGCCTCCCCAGATGCCGCAGGCGCCGCCGCCGCAGCCCGGCTTCTCTTCGCCGCAGATGGGAGTGCCTCCTCAGATGCCGCCGCAGATGGGTATGCCCC